GAGAAATAATAGGACAACAAGAATCAGTTAAAAAACAAAACCATCTATTTTTATTATTTTTTAATGCAAAACTCATTAAAGAAAAATATGCAGAAACCACATGTTTATAATCGGTTTTACAAATATATTTTTCTGGTAAAATATGAGACCGGATCCAAGAAGATTTAATTTTTGAATAGTCTGTATAATGAATATAGACGTTGATTATATCTTTTATTTCATTTATCCATTGAATCCAAATATCTTCTTTATGAATGACGTGGTCATAACTAATTAAAAAACATAAAGCAATTTTCATTATATAATTATTATATTATTTCTAAATCAGAAAGATTCCAATATTCTGAACCACCACCAGGTAATGGCCTTCTTATTATAAATGGCATTTTTCTTTGTAATAATTCTTTTTCAGCAATAATTGCTCCATCAATAATAGTTGGATCTACATCTATAAATATTTGTGCACCCATATTAATTTGTTTAGCTCTAACACCAATGACTCTTGCTTTCTCATATTTTGTTAAATATGGAATAGTTTTATGAAGGTCATCTATAATTATATTATGTTCATCTCTGACAACTTTTGAAAGCAATTTTATTTCTTCATCATTATGCTTAATACATTCTGGATGAACATCTATCAAATAATTATTATTTAATTCGTATTTAAATTTTTGTAAATATAATTCATCTTCTTCCTCTTCTTCCTCTTCATAATCTTCTTCTTCATCATATTCTTCCTCTTGAGAATCTTCTTGATAATCTTCCATCATTTTTTTGATTGATTCCATTTTGTTAATTGATTCCATAATTGATATATAAAAAAATATATTATATTTATATATCAATTTTTTATTATTTATATTAATAACATTTAATAATATTTATTGTTCCAATTTCCATACCGTATCACAAGTAGAACACATATACACATATTTCATATTTATATCATCATAACGAATATAAATAATTTCTTTTTCTTTTCTAGAAGTTTCATTGTGATTTGTGGTACATTCATGATTAGGACAATCCAATGTATTAATTCTAGGTAATGTGGGGTCTAATTTGGTATATTCATTTATAATATGAGAATATTTTTGTTCATTTTTCTTTAAAATTGTTTTAGATACAGAAATATCAACTAAATTATCTTCTTTGTTGCCACATAAACGACAATAATATTCTAATCTATCTGGTTCATCTGGCGAAGAAATAATTCTTATATAATACATATTTGAACATACTGAGCAAAACAACATTTTTATTTATTTGTTTATATCTATATTATTATTTATATTATTATCAATTTTATTGTTTATAGAAATATCCATAAATTTTTTAAGTAAAAATTTGTAATCAATAATTACATTTAATCCATATAATTGTGTTTTAATATGTTCAATTGGTTCAGATAATTTTTCTTCAATTAATTGTAATATTTTTTCTCTATTTTCTAAAAATTTTTCTTGTATAATAGAATAAAATAAATGAATAAATGGATGTTTTTCATTATACAATCTTGTATATTTTAACATGTGAATTATAGAGATTTCAATATTCTTAAATTCAATAATTTTTGTATAATTATTAAAATCTCTATGTTGTTTTGTAATACCTGGTTCATTTAATAATGGTTCTTTACATAATAATGTTCCTAAAGTTAATAAAACAGAAGAAATTGTTTGACAAGATGTCCATTGATCACCTCTCCATGTATTAAGTAGAGAAATACACACTTTTCCACTTGTATATAAATTTGGATTAAATCTTATATTATCTACAAATGAAATAAATAAAACTTTGGGTGGTGAATGAGGATAATCTTGAGGATAATTTAATTCAAAAAAATAATATCCTCCAAAATAAGGTGTATCTACACTACCTACAATCAATGCATATCCTTTTAATATATTTTCTTCATCGTGAATATAATAAATATTTTCTGTAGATAATGGATTTTTTTTCAATTGTTTGATATCTTTTATTAATCGTTGAATTGTTTCTTTTTGAATTGTTATTATTTTATGTCTTGATTTCTCTACTTCTTTGATTTCTAAATCCATTATTTATATATAATAATTTCTTTAATTTATTTTATAAATCTTACCACTAGTTAATTAAATATACGTTAAATATTTTTACGCGTTTATTATCATCTTGTAAATTAAAATTGATATAAAAATATCTTGATATATGTTATCAATCCAATGAATATCATGATGAACACACAACAATCACAAAATTTTAATGAATTTTTACAAAAACACAAGGCAAAAATGGATGAAAAATCTACACATACTAGAATTCCTGATCCTACTAAAAAATGTTATGGGGGGTCATATCATATTTCAAAAGATGATCTGCCTGAAATGTATAGATTATATTATCAAAATGTATTTGTAAATAAAAAAAATGAATATTTAACTGAAAAACAACTAGAAAATAATGGTCCTATTTTAATTGATATTGATTTACGATATGATTATAAAGTTGTTGAAAGAATACATACATATCAACATGTTGAAGATTTAATTCTCCTTTATTTAGAAGAATTAAAAACAATACTACAATTTACAGAACACACACATATACCAATATACGTTTTTGAAAAACCTTTAGTAAATAGATTAGAAGATGGAAGTTTAACAAAAGATGGAATTCATTTAATTATTGGCGTTCAATTGGAAAGAGATGCACAATTAATATTAAGAGATAAAATTATAAGTAAAATTGGGGATGTATGGGGCGATGATTTACCTATTATTAATAATTGGGAAACTGTTTTTGATGATGGAATCACAAAAGGTTCTACAAATTGGCAAATGTATGGTTCAAGAAAACCTGGAAATCAAGCATATGAATTAAAATATTATTATATCATCAAATTTGATACTCACGATGGTGAAATTATGATGGAACAAAATCCTATCGACAATTGTATTTCTTTAGCAAACATACCTGATAGTTTATATAAACTATCTGCACAATATGACCAACATCAAAAATTTGATTATACAAATGATTTTATTAGAATTATTGAAGATAAAAAATCAAAAAAAAATAATAAACCAAAAACTACTATTAAAAGAATCAATAATATAATTGAAGAAGTAGAATTTATTAATATTGAAGATATTAATAACATTGACATTTTGAATAAAGCAATTGATAATATTATGAAAAATTTATCAATGGATCAATATTATATTAGAGAAGCACATGTTTATACTCAAATTTTACCTGCTAAATTTTATGAACCTGGTTCTCATATATTAAATACACAAGTCGCTCTTGCATTAAAACATACTGATGATAGATTATTCTTATCTTGGGTTTTACTACGAAGCAAAGCATCTGATTTTGATTATTCTACTATTCCAAAATTATATGAAAGATGGAATAAATATCTTAAATCAAAAGAAAATGGAATCACTAATAGATCTTTAATATATTGGGCAAAAGAAAATGCAAAAGAACAATATGAGCAAGTAAAAAGAGACATGTGTGAAGAATATTACATTGATTATACTATTGAACAACCTACTGATTTTGATTTAGCAAAAGTATTGTATCAAATTTTTAAAGATAAATATATTTGCAGTTCCACTAAAACAAATACTTGGTATGTATTTAAAAATCATAGATGGGAATTGGATAAAAGTAATAGTCTTAGAAAATCTATTTCTACTGATATGTATTCAATTTATAAAAGAAAGTTGGATAAATTATCTTCAGAATCAATGGCAATGGATTTGTCTGAACCACGATTAATTCCATTAAAAAAGAGAATTAATAAAATACAAAATGTTATGAATATGATGAAAACTACCTCAGATAAAAATAATATTATGAAAGAAGCTATTGAAATATTTCATGATCCTGAATTTTTGAAAAATATGGATTCCAACCGATGGTTAATTTGTTTTAAAAATGGCGTCGTTGATTTGAACGAAAAAATATTTAGAAATGGACTTCCTACTGATTATATTACAAAATCTACTAATATTAATTATGAACCATTTGATGAAAATTGCGACCAGTCTATTGTTAGTGAAATTACTACATTTATGGAAGAATTATTTCCTGACCCATCCTTGAATAATTACATGTGGGATCATTTATCATCTGTTTTGATTGGTATTAACCAAAATCAAACATTTCATATTTATCACGGACGCGGTAGTAATGGGAAATCCATGTTGACTGATTTAATGTTTATGACTATGGGAGAATATGCTGGTAGTGTTCCTGTTTCTATTATTACAGATAAAAGACCTGCAATCGGTGGAACATCTAGTGAAATAATGCAACTTAAAGGAATTCGTTATGCAGTAATGGCTGAACCGAAAAAAGGAGATAAAATCAATGAAGGTATTATGAAACAACTAACTGGTGATTCTACTATTTCTGCACGTTCATTATATCAAGAAAGTGAAACATTTGCAATTCAATTTCATTTAGTCGTTTGTACTAATACTTTATTTGAAGTGACTAGTCACGATGATGGAACATGGAGAAGAATTCGTGTTTGCGATTTTGAATCCAAATTTTATGAACCTGAAGAAATTCAATATTTTAGAGGAAGAAAAGAATACAAACATTTGTTTCCAAAAAATAAAAATCTCAAAGAAAATATGAAAAAATGGATTTCTATATTTTCAGGAATGTTGGTAAAAAGAGCATTTGATAAAAGAGGAGAAGTTTCTAATTGTATTGTTATCAAAAATAGAACAGACCAATATAGACGCGAATCTGATTATATTGCTAGTTTCGTTTTGGATAAGATTAAAAGAGAAAAAGATTCAGAAACACAATCTGTTCTTAAAATGACAGATATACATGAAGAATTTAAATTATGGTATAATCTTCATGCACCCAAAGAAAAATTACCAAAGATTAATGAAATTAAAGAATATATTATTAATAAATTTGGGAAAATGTGTTCAGACGTAAATGGATGGTCTGGATTAGTATTAATTAGAGAAAATGAAGGTTCTAAAAAGGGTGAAATAGAAGATGATGATTTATCTCAACACGCTTCCAATCATATTCAAGCATTAAATGCTATTTAATCTAATCGTAAATAATAATTAAATTTAATATATTAATTATTATTTTTTATTCGTTTTATTTCTTCTTTTATTTGTTTTTTTATTTCGTTTATTTTTTATTCTTTTATGCGTTTTATTCTTTTTCCGTTTATTATTTGTTTTCTTTTTTATTTTACCACCTTGATATCTAACTGCATCGAATTCTTCTAGTATGTTTACATCCTCATCATCATCATCATCTTTTTTAGTTATAGTAATTTGCTTTAATATATCATTAAATGGTGCTACTTTATTCTCTCTATAGGCGGGATCTGTAATTCCACTATTAACCATCTCCATATTCGGTTTAACAAATAACGAATCAATTAATTTTCCAGTATAACCTCCAAAACATAACATATTTATATTATTTTGTAATGGTAATGGTGGTAATGTTAATGTATTCCGTATAATATAACATTTAAGAGCTGCTAATAATAATAATGCAAATCTTGAACCAGATGCTTTATCATGTGATATTAAACATCTAGGTGCATTACCATAATCATCATATTTTAGGTATAAATTATTAGTATTTGCTAGTGTAAGTGGTTCTTCATTAAATTTTTCAGAAGCATCTGTCAGATCAGTTTTGGTTGTTTTATACACCCTATTGGGATCATTTATCCCACCCCATTTTGTCATTGTAGAAATTTCTTGAGAAATATCTCCAAGACCTTTAAATAATGAATATTGATAAAAAATAAAATAAGGTGGAAATCTTGCCCAATAAACATTACAATGGTCAATTCTTTCAGGTGAAACACTATCTGGATCTAAACATAAAGTAACATTGTTAGCAATTCGATAACGAGGTTTACCAGTTTTACCATGCAACGATACCAACTCTATTTTAGATTGAAAATTAATATTTTTTAAATCAGGAAATGTAACATTTCCTGATATATGCTTTGTAATTATATTGGTTAATTTTAAATATTCTAAACTTTTACCAGAATTACCAGAATGTTTACCAACAGAGGAAACTTCATACCAAACTGATCCATAATCGTCATATAAGTCATCCCATTCAAAATTTTTTGGTAAGGTGTCATCTTTTAGTTTAGTATTGCTATGTTTTGTGCTAGGTTTTATGCTAATTTTTGCAATACTTTTTTGACTACTTTTTTCGGCTTGTTTTGATTTTTTCTTTGGTGGTCCACCTCCTTTAAGTATATCTGGAAATACACTATAATAATTTTGCAGTGCATTAAATGAATTAGCTAAAGCAATTACTGCCGAACATTCATTCCAACTATTTAATGATATTCCATTATTAAAAAAATCTGTATAATTCTTTTTAAATATATAAGTTGCACTATAGTTGTCATCACTAACTTTTATTGTAATTTGATGTTCACCTGTTCTCGGTTCCATAAGTAAAGTATATTGTTGTTTAACCTGTGTCGTAGAAGAACTACTAGTAGAAAGTAAATCACGTCCAATAAATCCCATTTCATATGTTCCAAATTCATCTATAATTTGATTTATATTACTACCACTTGAACCTGGATCAATAAAAGTTGGATAATTATGTAATACATTATCGTGTGGTCTATCATCACCATTAGGGTCAAATTTAAGTCCATATTTCATGGTAATTGCAGATTCATTATTAACTATAAATTTCATTTGTTCTTTTTCATCATCATTATATATAGCAGGAGTTTCTATAGAAGGGTCAAGTGCAGCTTTAGTATTATATATTGATTCTGCAAATGTTTTAGATAACATTCTAAATAAATCATTATTTAATACTGAATATTTATAAATAGGAAATTTTATTTTATTAATACTATTTGTAGCATTTATTGTATATTTTGCAATTTGTTTATCAACACCAATAAATGTACTTATTTGTGATAAATCATCAAGTGCAGGAATATTTATATTAACTGGTGGTGATGATAATGATGATAATGATGATGGGACTGGTACGCTAATGTTATACGTACCATTTTTAGATTGTTTCAATAATTCAATTAAATAATAAAATGAATCATTTTCTACAGCAGAATCGTTTTTAGTTAAATGTTCTGTCAATGAAAATTTTTCAAAATCAAACCACTCAAATTTATGATAATCGTTTATCATGGCTGGGTTAAAAGCTTTTGAATAATCATTGGGTAATATAAATCTATCTATAGGAATAACTTGACTACTGGCTAATTTAACTACTTTATTACGGTCATCAAAATAAGGGTTATACTTATAATTTGTGTCAATTAATTGTTGATGTAGTGTTTCATTCTTTATATCAGGGTCATCTTGATCTTTTTTCAATTTTATAGATATTATTCCATCAGTATATTCAGTCATATCATACCCTATAGAATTAAAAGCAAAACATCTAAGCATATTTGTAAAACTTTTCATGGTTGAAGATGTAGGTGGTAAACCACCTTTTTGTATATTATTATTTAATCCTAGTATATAATTAATATGTTTTTTATAAATTTCTAATTTATTTTTACTACCACCCTTTTTGCTGATTTGATGGCGGAGTTGTTGGAGGAGTTGTTGACGGCGGAGTTGTTCACGGATTCGGCCACTGAGTGGTTCACGGATTCGGCCAGTGAGTGATTGAAAAGTACCCACATCATCATCATCATCATCATCCATGCGTCTTTTATCATCCTCCCCTTGTAGAAACAAATAATTATTACCAATTGTAAAGAAGTCATCATCCTCAGATCCTGTAGGAAAAGGGGTTACATTAATATGACGTCGTTTAATTTGTTTACTATCTTGACGTTCCATAGGAATAGGAACAGAAACATACTCATCATCACTATTGTCACTATCAATAGATAAAAAAGGAGGACTATCAGGAGCATTTACTAATATGGATGATGTAGATTCAACGTTTAATGATTCTATAAATTCATCTAATTTTATATTAATAAACAAATTAGCAATACCAATTAAATATATATAAGATGTATCGTTATATATACATTTATAAATATATATTATAATATTAAAAATATTAATATCATCATTACAATTAATAGTATTATAATAATATTCTATTAATTTTTTTTGGATACCAACCATATCATCCATAGATATATGTCTGCGTTTAACGCTAAAACTTATATCATCTTTAATATTTATATTAGGACAAACATGACTCAATAATAGTTTTAACTCTATTATTTCTGGTGAGTCCTCTTCAGTATTATATTCTATGGTTTGTTCATTATCATTAAAAACTACATATAATAATAAATTATAACAAAACGAATCTCTTGTATTAGCAATTGTAAAATATAAATCTTTATCTCTTAAATTATTTTTTATTTTAAATTCAATATCTTTTAATACGGCAAAATCAATTGTACCTAAATTACTCATATATTCATCACCCCCACCAGTGTATACATTAAAATCACCACTTATATTTATAAAATCGTGTCCTTGATCTCTCATTAATATATTAAATATAAATGCCAATACATCATTTGGAAATAATTCTATATGACGTTGCGGCATAATATTATATATATATATTATAATGAATTGTAAAAACCAAACACAAGAAAATTGTTTACCACCGAATTGTAAATATGCAAATGGACAAAAAAGAAAATATTGTCGTAGATCATCTAATCGTGTAGTTAAAGAAAAACAAAACAATACAAGAAAAATAGGTATATGTAAAGGTTTAACAAAAAATAATTGTTTTAAACCTTGTAAATTTGTAGATACTCCAAAAAGACAATATTGTCGTATTTCAGGAAAAAAAGTTATAGATAAAGTAGTAAAAGCATCCAAAACTATAAATAATTTTATATATAATAAAGTATCTAAAAAATCTGTAAAAAAATCACTTTCTAAAGAAGAAAAAGCAGCGTTATTAATTAATAAAATTGTAAATAAAAATAGAGATAAAATAACAGCAAATTTTTTAAAAACAGTATGTAGTGATTCAGGTGTTTGTATTACTTTTGGAAAAGAAATTGCCAAAATTAATGAATTTTTTAATTTATTTAATAATTTTGATTATTTAAGACATCGTCGTGTTTTAAAATCAGGCGGAAATGGAACCATTATAAAATTAGAATACGAAAGACAAAAATACAAATCATTTGCAATACTTAAAAAAACATTAAATGCATCTTCCGATAGTTTAATGTATGAATATATGGTTGGGCGTTTTTTTGTAAATGAAGTTTATAAAAAATTTCCATCTTTTCTTCAAACCTATGGATTTATAAATAGTGATTCATTTAATAATTTAAAACACCACAAAGTTCTCAACTTAAATGAAAGTAATATTGATGTTGGTATACGATTATCATGTATGAATCCTAGTAAAATTATGTTATTAATAGAGAATGTATCAAATCCGATTTCATTATTTTATAAATTAACACATTCGTATGATTTTGAAATAAATAATTTTTTAGAAAATGAAATATTTAGTGTATTATTTCAAGTATATTATACATTAAATGTATTAAAAGATAGTTTTACACATTATGATTTACATAGTGATAATATATTACTATATGAACCCATTAAAGATAGTTATATAGAATATCATTATCATTACCAAGACCAAATAATTACATTTAAATCAATATATATTGTAAAAATAATAGATTATGGTAGATGTTTTATACGCAATGATGTAATGGATTCTAATATAATATATGATAGATTATGTAATATTATTGAATGTAATAATGGTGAAAGATGTGGTAGTAATAGTGGTTATACTTTATTCTCTAGAACAAACACATTGGCAGAACTAAAACGTCATTATTATATAAATAAATTAAATAATAATCAATCACATGATTTAAGATTATTAAAAGATTTAAATAATCATTTAAATTGGGGTGATTTAGATACAAGTGGTATATCACGAGATATAAAAGATGGATTAAATTATTTATTAAAAGAAATAAAATATGATTCACATTATGGTACAACTCAAGTAAAACGATCAGGACTTCCTATAATAATAAATAATGTATCAGATGCATTTGAATATATTAAAGTATTAATATCATCAATATCAACCCCAAGTTATGCAGATTTAAATAAAATAGGAGATTTGTATATTTATGATGATGGAAGAGATATGGTATTTAGAGAAGCATAATTTATTACATATTTAAATAAATATTTTTTGGAAATAATGTAGTAGAGAAAACAATAAATGAAATGATTAATAAAACGATATATTTTGCAATAAATAAATAGATAATAAATGAAATAACAAGTCCTACTTTTGACATGATGGACAAATAAGAATATTGATTGTTTGTAAGAAATAGTGATAAACTAAAAATAATCCACAAGAATATATAAACCCAAAACCATATACGATACCATGATTTTAAATCATTATATTTATCTTGTTCATAATAACTTTTTCGTTCATTTGTTAAAATATCATTTGTTAATATAACATTACTTTGTTCTTTTAAAGCATTATTTGATACAGTTTGTATTAATACATCGTCAATATAACTACTACCTTCAATAGCAGTGTTTAATGCATTTGTTTGTGTATATACCATTCCAAGTGTATTGATATATTCTTCAATTAATATTAATATTTCGCTTTCTGCTTGTTGATATGCTTCATTTTTTATCATGTTGTTATATTCAAATTCGCCATATTTTGCAATAATATATTCTTTTCTAGTTTTTTTCACTCTATCTGGATCAGATAATAAATCATATTTTGCTTTATCATAAGCAGCTTTTAATTGTTCTATATAACAAGGTTGTCCAACTTGACATTCTGTTAAAAAAACAGATGCTTGATTTATAATATTATTTAATTTATCTATATTTTTAAATATCTGTGTATTTATAACTGCATTTGAAGAAGGCATAATATAATAATAAAATATATTATATTATGATTTAATTCCACGCTTGATTTAATTCCAACCTGTTCCTGTTTTTTGACAATTACAACTACCTGGTTTATTTAATTGAGTGATTGGGTCAAATGTATCAAATGTATTATAGCATCCAGCATTTTCTGCTGATCCATATGTTTGAATACATTTTGCTCCATTCCATTCATTAGGTAATTCATTATTCCAAGATTTTCCTCCTGTTCCACCACAATAAGTTTCACAAGAAACAGAACCATTATTTCCCCAAACAATTTGTGTTTCATTTGGAATAGGAGTATCAGTTGTTGGTTCTTGTGTTGTTGGTTCTTGTGTTGGACATGCGGTAGGAAGATTAGGATTGATCCATACATCATTATTAGTGTCTGTTGTAACAGCAGGTAAGTTCATTCCCATCATATCAGCAAATGGAAATTGATATTCATTATATTCCATATTATTTCTAAAGATCATTCTATAAAATTTTCTTCCTAATACAACGATTGAAATAAATATTAATATAAAAAGTAATATAGAATATACATTTTCTTTTATTAAAAATTTTTTTTTCAATAAATACAACAATAAATAAAAAATAATAAAAATGATTAAAGATTTCATAAATCCTGAATGATCATCATATTTTTCTCCATAATATCTATTAATTTCTATCAATCTTAACTTTGATAAATTTTCGTCATTTAATTGTCTTGTTCTAACTGCCAAATCATTTAGTTCTGTTTCTACTAGTTTAATGCTAGATAATTGATCTGATACTGCTTGTGATGTAGTTCCTACTTGGATTTTATAAGTATCATATAAATTATTAATAGTATTATATAAATTTCCTTTTATCTTGTTTAATTGTAATAATTCACTCATTAACATTTTTTTTTGTTCGTTATTTAATCCATCTTTATTTAATTTATCATACATTGTTTTTTCTAATTCTTGAATATTTGAAATATCTGAAATATTTGCTAATGTCATTTCTTCGTATTGTTTTCCAAAATTATCAAAAGATTCAAATTTTCCAGATATATTACTATACCCTTCTAATGAACTACATTTTGTGTCTACTGAAGACCACCAATTTTGATTATCTGTTGCTTTTAAACAATTAATCCCATCTTTTTTTTTATGTGTTGTTTTCATTAGTATAATTAAAGATAATAAATAAAAAACAAATTGTTTCAAATAATTTGTTATTCAATAACCATTATTATCTATTATGTATTTGCAATTTGTGGATTTGTAAATTTTCTAATCAACATAAATAATGCAATAAAAATTGCAATTGCTAAAATGACCCATAATACATAAAAATATCTAGATTGAAGAATTGTTATTTGACTATTTACTAATATATTATTAAGATTACTTGTGTCTGCACTTTTCATTTTTGCATATTTATTATTTAAATTATCGTATAGAGAAAGATTATTCTTCATTACGTTATGTTCTGTTTCCATTTGTTGTGTCATTGTTTTATTTGTAGTCATAAAAGCACTTAACCCTTTAGATAATTGAGATGTTATCCAATTTAAAAGAGTTTCTTTTTGATCTTTTTCTTCTATTAGTTCTCTATTTATTCTATCTAATCTACAAGTAGTATTCATATTCATTATTTCTTTGGACTTGTTATAATTATCCCATTCCAAACTATTAATCTTTTTTATATTTTTTGGACAACTATCATTATTTAAGATTTGGGGGTCTTTTATAAATAATTCATTTCCGTTATATGGAGTTATAGATCCATCTTTATTCATATAACTAAATACATTTTTATTTTTTAACCAACACTGATTTGCCCTACTCACATAACCATAACAATCTGTATTTTCATTACATTTCTTTTCACAATCTTGTTTATTTAAATTAAAATAAGAAATATCATTACCTGGACTATCTACATTTAATAATGATGTATATGTATTACTTGTACCATATTGAATCATTGAAGATGGATATTCTAACAATTCATTCTCTTCATTTACATATCCAACTTTACCCATGTTATCATAATTACCAGATGATTTAAAACTATATACAGATGCAACATTTCCTAATCCTAATACATCTCCATTATACGTTTTTTCACCTTCCCATTTACCATATTTTGTAGCTTCTGATAAATCATTACTAATAAAACATTGTGCAGAATTTGGATTATTATTCATCATATTTTGTACGCCAAAATATTGATATCCATTATCATAGGCATATTTACCACATTCTTCTACAGAAAAGGATTGACTTAATGGTGTAATTGCATTATTATTATTTAATAATACATTCCAATTATTATTTGTAACCATAATTGGTACTACACCAGTAGTTGCATTTTGTATAGTAAGAGCATTGTCTTCTATTATAGGTGCAATTGTTTCTTCCATTAAACATAAAATAACACCTGCTGGACCACCTGTATTTACTACGCTAAGGTCAATTATATTTTTTCCTGGAAGTATTGGAACTATATATCCTGTTTTTCCACCACCTGGATATCTAACATTCATTGGTTCTGGAACACATTTTAATTTTCTACTATCTGTTTTATCGTTATTATTTAATTGTTGATTAAACCTACTTCCATTTACTGTTATATCACATATATCATCTCCAATACAACAAATTTCACAATAAATAATATCTTGCGATGTTCTATTTAAAACACCTCTAATCGTAACAGGATTATTATTATTTGCTGGTGCTCCATTTCCTGCATTTTCGGTATACCATATCCATTGAGCAGTTGTATTTGGAAAATTCCAAGATGGACCCCATGGTGCACAACCATAATAACCAATTTCATATACAGGATTATTATGTTCTTCTGAACCAGCAGCTATCATTGCTCTTTCAGGTGCATCTTTATAACAACCAATATATGTTGGAACATTACCAACATTTTCATAAATTGCATTTCCCCAACCACCTCCATATATTTTTCCATCTGTACCAACTTTACAATTTGGTATATAAATTCCATTTTTTGTTAAATTGGAAATATCCTTAGAAATATTACATTGAGAATTATTCAAATCATCTGTATTACTTAATGAAAAATTATCATATCCTTTTATTCTAGCAATATTTTTACATGTATCTATATTTTGATTGTTATATGATAAAACATTTGGATTACTTGAATCAGTATTATATAAATTAATATATTGTATATTATTATCATTTGATAATTGATCTACAACGACATTTACATCACTACTCTCACCTTTATCTATATATTCTTTTGTATTTTTTAAAATATTATCATTAATATTAGTATAATCGTTAAATTGACTGACAAACTCATTACTTACTTCTGTTACAGAAGGATTATTTATATAAGATGCTTGTCTTACCAAATCACTTGTATTTTTAGTTTCTCTATTTGATATATCAATAACTGTTCTTACTGTCTTATCATTTGGATTAGAATACATAAAATTACTCATATGTTTGGGTGTTGGATCGTTGAAAGAAGATTTTCCTTTTGTTTCATTTGTTGCAAATCCTTCATGTAATACAGGTGGATGATGATATTTTTCTTGAATTTTTAAAAAATCCTTGCTTTGTTTTTTTATTACATCTTCATTATAATTTTGATTATATAAATTTCCTATATTTAAAAAACTAAACATAATTATTATATGTTGAGATTATATGTTCAATAAATAAAAAATAACATAACAAATAAATATATATTACAATTATTTCTCTATTCCATTGAAAATAATTTAATTGCTAGTATTATCATTATAATTACACCAATTGTCCAGAAAAAATAAGATAAATTGGATTGGTCAACCATAATTGTGGATGTATTTAATATGTTATTTAAATTATTATTTTCATCTATAAGTCTTTGTGTTTCTATTTTATTTTGTTGTAATAAATTATTTTTTAATATTAATTTTTCTGTTTCTACTGAAACTTGTCTTGTTTGTATTTGAGAATTTGGATGCATATTTTTTACTAAAAGTATTGATCTATTCAAAACATTAGATAAATTTTCATTAATACTTTGTAATTGTATCAACAAATTTTTTTTTTGTGTAACAATTCCATAATTGTCTTTGTTATTAGTTGCATCTAAATCAATATTTCCTGATGTAATAATACATGTATCCGTTTTTGAATCATAATTAGCACCAGAACACATTGAATTACTACTACATAATGCTTGACAACTATCTATCGTTGGTGTTGTTTCATATGAAATTACATTACCTCCTACAATTTCTCTACCTTGCTCAATATCATATTTATTTGTTTGTGAATTAGATACAGAAAACAGTGTTCTTGATACTTGTTGGTATTGGTCTAATAATAATGTAAATTCTTTATCCAATAATTCTATTTTCATTAAATCTGAAGATTGATCTGTCATATTATAATTTAACATAATATATAAATGACCCAACTGTGATTCCTAAAATCATATAAAAAAAATAAATAAATTCTAATTTCTCTATTTTATTTGTAATTATTTTTGAATTATATTTTTTATTTTTATATATTTGTGGTTCTAGAGAAAATCTAATATAATCTTTTAAAAGTTTATTGTTTATTTGTATTCTTCTTTTATACAAATTAAACATTATTTAATAATGTTTAATTATTTATATAATTTGTATGTCATAATCAATAATATTATTATACCAAATATTAATATACAATTATCTATATATTGCGATTTATACATTTCAACACTTTCATCTATTAATTGTGATGAACTATTATCTGATTTTGTAATATCATTTTCTTTTCCTAATAATGCACTATGATATATTTTTTCTTTTGATATCATACTTTTTTTACCAGAAGTTTGTGATGACATATTCGCAGTTTCACTTTGAATACTATATGATATTTGTGTTAATTCATTTTTATTATTTTTTACAATAGAATCATTCATTTGATAAGTATTCCAATATATATTGGATGACGGATTTAATAAATAATTTACATAAGAGTCTACATATTCTTTTAAACTACTAATAAATTTTTTATTTGTTGAATCTATTTTTTCATAAATTTTATTAATATTTGTTTTATTTATTATATCTGATTTATTCATAAGATTATTACCTCCTAAACTAGAAAAAATATTATCTGATACTACAAACCCATTATTAATAAAATTTACATGGGATAAGTCTTTTTCATTTACCATATATATTATACACATATTCTATAATAATTTGCATTTATACTTGTTTTACTAGGTCGGTTTATTTCACATATTTCATTTGGTTTTATTCCAATAACAGATGCAACTGGATCAAATCTAGATATTTCAGGAAATTGAGATAATTCATCAATATTATATTTTTTCATTACTCTTGTCGTTTCTTCTTTTGATAATACACGATGAGGTGGAACTAATGAATGTTCCAAAATATTAAACTGTAATCTTTTAATACTAATTACAGTTATAAATTTATGTGTTAATTCCCATATATGAACCAAATTATTTACTATTGTTTCATTTGGGTCTTCTTTTGTAATAAATAAAAGTGTATCATCAATTCCTAATTTTGGTTCATCTCCTTCATATAAATCTTTTATTGTGTCATTTATATTTTTTGTATTAAATTGAGAATAATAATTATAACAAATATATATTTTATTTGAACTTGTTGTAAAATCATCACTTATTTTTTTTTCTAAAAACATGTCTAGTTGTTTATTTGAAGACATTATACTTACTTCATTTATACTAAAATTTTCATAATCTTCTACATTATACCCTTGCTTTTTCATCAATTGTAATAATATTTTTCTTGAGCGATAAACCGAAGAAATATAACTACTAGAAACTTGTGAAGATGACATTTGATTTAATATAATATTTTTATTTTAATTCAATATCAATTCAATTTTATAATTTAATTTGTTTAACTTCTGACTTTATATTTTCTTTTTTAATAAGATTTTCATTTTCTATTTTGTTCTCTACTTGTAAAATATTATTTATTGAATTTTCACCACCAACCATTTCATCATCATCTATTTCACCTTCTTCCAACTCTTTTTTTTCTTTTTTTACTACATTTTCAATTTCATTAATTTTTTCTGTTATATTAGATAATTGTTGTTGTATAGAAGGAGGTGGTCCTGGAGGAGTACGAGGTGAATAATCATCTGGTGGCGGTCCTAGAGGTGTACGTGGTAAATAATCATCTGGTGGCGGTCCTAGAGGTGTACGTGGTGAATAATCATCTGGTGGTCCTTCTGGAGTACGAGGAAAATAATCAAGATTTGCAAAATGTATATTTTGTGGAGAATATTGGTCATCTTCATCTCTTGATGATGATTTAAAAGAAGGATATAATAAATTAGAAGATGAAGATTTATTAAAAGGGATTAATTTATTCTCTACAGTAGTCCAAAATGCAATTTCTGTATATTTTATAATAAATTCTTTTTTTGATACTTTTTGATAAAAATGTAGAGAATTGAGAGCAATTTGCTTACATATTTTATCATTATTTAAGCACCATCTAATGACTTGTTCTATATTAGATAAATCATTATTTATCCAAATAAAATGACCATTAATGGGTTCATCATCTCTTACTCTTTTTAAATAATCAAATGGTTGAATTAAATGGTCAAACCAAGAAGTAAATGAACTTTTTACACGCAAAATTAATGATCCAGTCATAAATGTAGTTAATAAACGATATGCATTTACATTTCCATCAACATGAATAATATATTTATAAGAACTTTGTTCTTCCATTGTGATTTTTTCTTCAGAAACAAGATTTGTATTCATTACACCAATTCTATATTTGGGATCATTTTTAATTGAATTTGTATTAATAGATTCACCACGTTTTCCGCTATTATTAACTATACCAACATTTAATAAATCTAATATTTCTTTATCAAAATTATCAGGAGGATTTTGAACTAAATTTATCAACATTAATCGTTGATTTGTTATAGTTGTATAACCACATCCAGTTGGTCCACCTCTAAATACAGCTGCAGTTTGTTTTGCATTCCAATCAAAAAAATTCATTGTCTTTTCTAATAAATGTAATTTAATATCATCATAATTAGGAATTGGTATATCTAAATAATTTTCTTGACCAGATAAACTAAATGTTGGAATAAATTTTGAAGATATACCAAAACGTGAAAGAGGAGTTGGTTTTTCAAAAATATTCCAAGCAAATAGATTATTTTTCTCTATAATAAAACTATCATTTAAATTTAATATATATATACCGCTAGGTAGATTCATAGTTGAATTTTTAAAAAATGTTTCATATTCTTGAGAAAAGTCTTCTTCTTTTTTATTAAATGGTTTTAAAATACAATTCATAACTCTGTATTGATTTTGTAATAAATAATTAATATTTGATATTTGTTTATCAGATAAGTGTATTTCTGGATTTCTTACAAATTTATTATTTTCTACTTTTTGTGAAAATGTTTTATTAAATTCTTTTGAAATGATAGGTGAAGTTGTTCCATTTACGAGTTTATATAAACACTGTTTTTTTTCTCCACCATAAACACAAAGAAAATAACATGTATGATGTAATATTTCAAATATATACTTCATTGTATTTTCAAGAGAAGAGACATTCATTAAAAATGTATCTCTACTTTTTTCTATTTGAGGATTAAAATTATGTTGAACAAATGTATCTTCTATAAAAGGGTTTGAATTTCCTAGATTTTTTTTAATATATTCTAAACATCTTGTTCCAATAGAGACAGCATCTTCATAAGTACTAATTAATTGATGTTTCATATCGTGTGTAATCATATCAGTTAATGATTTACTAATAAATTTAGATGGTTTATTGTTGGGATTTTGAATCATATTTGTTAATTTATATTTATAACTATTTACCAATGTTTTAATATCTTCATTATCATTTTGAAGTAATAATTGTATATTATTAGAGTAGCTCATACTTAATAATTGATCTATGTTATCTTCAGTAATAATTTTCATTTGAATATTCATAACTTCTAATTCTTGAATTAATAACTTGAATGAATATGGAATTCTTACAATACTAAAAGACCTACCGAATTTAGTTATATTATCAATATTTAATACATTATCTTGTTTGTCAGTTATTTTTGATTTTGAAAATGTAATAGGACCATCAGCAAATGGACTCAAAAATAAATTCAAACTTTTATTATAAATTGCAATACATCCAGTTTTATTACATATAGCCATGTAATACTCATCACCACGAATCATGAAAGATTCATTTAAAAAAGCACTAGTTCCGTGTGCTAATAATCCATCACGTTCCATTTCTCCAATTCTCAATCCTCCATCATTTGCTCTTCCTTGAACAGGTTGTCTAGTTAAATTATTATTGGGACCTCTTGCTCTATAATTTATTTTATCTTTTACCATGTGTTTTAATCTCATATAGTAGGTAGGTCCAATGTAAATACTAGAATATAATTGTTCTCCAGTATATCCATTATATAAAATCTCATTTCCTGAAGAATGAAATCCTGCTTTAACTAATAAATTACCATATATTTCAGTATGAGGTCCTTTGGTTTCAAATGCTGTACAATCACCAAAATAACCATAATTTAAACATACTTTACCTAATAATGTCTCTACTAATTGTCCAATTGTCATTCTACTTGGTAAAGCATGTGGATTAATAATAATATCAGGACGTATTCCATCTTTAGTAAAAGGCATATCTTGTTCTGGTATAATTAATCCAATAGTTCCTTTTTGTCCAGCACGACTTGCCATTTTATCACCAATTGCAGGAGTTCTTTCTTCACGAATTCTCACTTTAGCAATACGAAATCCTTCTTCACCTTCTGTAATAATACTTTTATCAACTATTCCCAATTGTTCTTTCTTGGTATAAATAGAAGAATCATATTTTACATCAGGATTTTCAGTGTTAAAAGTATATCTACCAATAACAACAATTCTTTCAGTTAATTCTGTATTTTCTTTAACTAATCCTGAGTTATCAATATAATTATAATCGTATTCAGGTTTAATCCCTTTAATAACTGAATTTGAATTCATAACATCTGCAAATACAGATGTATTTTCAGATAATCCAACTTTTGAACTCTCTTCTTTTGCTTCATATGTAGTATAATAAGTTGTAGAGAATAATCCTCTTTTAACTGATCCTTCATTAATTAAAATAGCATCTTCTACATTATAACCAGAAAAAGACATTATAGCAACTATTGTATTTACACCATAAGGTTGTTCTTCATTATTTACATATTTTAAATATTTTGATTTGACCAAAGGAATTTGTCCATTATTCAATACCACACTCATTTTATCCATTCTTACTTGATAATTTGTGTTAAATAGAGAAATTGCTTGTTTACTTTGTCCACAAGAAAAAGAATTACGTGTGACTGGATTATTAGAAGGAAAAATGATCATATTTCCCATTACACCTAAAAGCAAAGAAGGTAAAATTTCCAAATTAGTATAATATTTTGTTGTAGAAATATCTCCACTTGTCTTTGATTTTGACAATTCATTAATATTATTTGCAATTAATAAACATTCTTCTTCAGATGTATCAATATAATCAACAATACTTTTATTTTCTATTAATTGTTCTTCTGTAGCATTTGGATATAATTCATTTAATTCATAAATTTTAAAAAAGTTATATTTATCATTTTTTGGAATAAATCCACTAATAATTTCATTCCAAGAAATATTATCCCAATCTAATTCTTTTTTATAACTTGGAATTCCATCTTCAATATAATAAATAGGACGCATTAATCTTCCTGCATCACTAAATATAGCAATTTCATTATTTTCATAATCAAATGAGATACTAATATAAATAGGAAGAATTCCATTTCTTCTATATAATTTAAATTTTTGTAGAAATAAAATAGGTGAATCATTTATTATACCAATCCATTTACCATTTACAAATATTTTTGTTCCATTAGATAATAAATCAAAAGTACATTCTTGTAGAGAAAAAATAGATTTATAATTTACAAAAATCCATTCTATTAATTTTTTATTAGGTATTTTACTAGTAATAAAAGAAGTAATTGATAAATGATTATGTATTCCAATATTTGCTCCATCAGGTGTATCTATTGGGTCTAAATATCCCCATTGAGATGAATTTAATAAACGTGGTCCAACAACTTTAGAAGTTGAATCTAATGGTAATACTATTTTTCTTAATTGTGAAATAAATGTAAAATAAGATAAACGATTTAAATCTTGTGAAATACCAATTCTTTTTGTATGTGTTTGTGATCCCCAATTTCCTTTAAATGCTTTTTTAAATCCTGTCTCTACAATTCTTTCTTTAAAAAAATTATTATAATTTTTATCAACTAAATTAATTATATTTTCATCTTTATATTCTCCTTTATGATAATGAAATTCATTTTCTATTTTCAATGTAATTGCACGATTTTGTATCAGATAATATTCTCTAAATAATTCATTTAATAATTCTCCTGTTAATTCTATTCTTTTGAATTTATAATTATCTCTATCTGTTGCTTTATTAACTCCAATAAATACTTTTAATAATTTAAAAACCATGTATCCAATAAAGTATGCTTTATCTATAAAATTATTTTCTCCTAAATGTGTTAATAACATATCCATTAAAATATACAAAACACCATTTGTTGTTTTTCTTTTAGTTAAAACAGATATATATTCTAAAGCTGCATTTTGTGTAAATATTTTTCCTGCATCATGTACAGATGGAATAAATAAATCTATATAAGCATTATTTTTATTCATATCAAGCAAACAATGTTGAATTATATCTTTATCTGATAACACACCTAATGCTCTCATTAAAATAAATAAAGGAACTGGTTTCTTAACATTTGGAATAAATACAACAATCTGATTATTTGATAATTTTGAAGAAGGAGCAACTATACGAATAGAGAACGTTCTAATTGGTTTTGATGAATCTTCACTTACAGATCTTATATCTGCTGAATAACTATATTCATCATCTTTTTTATTTTTCTTAATATAAATCATATTATCTGCAAATTTTTCTTGAGGTATGATTGATTTTTCTTTTCCATCTATAATAAAATAACCTCCATAATCATTTTTACATTCTCCCATATTATAACGAACTGTTGGTGGTAATCCATTTAATAAACATAATTTTGACTGCAACATTATTGGAAATCTTCCTAGATAAATTTGTTCTTTTGTATCTTCTTTAATTATCTCATCATTAATGAAATATTCAATATAAATATCATAATGAATAGAAACAGCATATGTCATATTTCTTAATCTTGCATCATTAGGATACATGTAATGTTTAGAACGATCGCTTGTTTCATCATAAATAATTGGTTTTCCAATATAAATTAAATTTCCATCTTTTCCTCCTAAATAAATATTTATTTTGTAATTTTCATTAACAAATTTTAATGGATTATTTTCTTTGAAAATATGAAACATTCCATTTTCAATAAAATCATTAAAAGAATCAAGATGATGTTTTACTAAATTATTTGGATTATCTGTAAAATATTTATCAATTATTCTCCAAGAATAATCATTTACTAAATGTTCTTTTTCACTTGAAGACCTTTCACTTGAAGACTTTTCTCTTGAAGACTTTTCTCTTGAAGATTTTTCTCTTGAAGAATTTTCTCTTGAAATTAAAGAACTTTCTTTTTTTTTAGATTCTATCATTATTAATTATATATTAATAATTCTTATTTAATATATAATTTTACCAATGAAATACCATTTCATAAATATTTATTACAATAATAAAATTAACGTGTTGCAATAACTACCCACATTATAAAAAAAGTAAGTATAAAAGGGAATAATACTAAAAACCAAGAAACCCCTCTATGTCCTGCTTTACATATAATATTAAGAACCCATGTCCAAAATAATATACACAATGCCTTAATTATTATAATTAAAAAAGTATTTGGAACACGTGAGTTATAATTTCCAATACATAATAAATTTTGATTACCTATGTTTTGGAAAATAACCATTAATAACGCAATAAAAGAAATGATAAGATAAAACATTGCTGGAGGACACAAATTACTTAACAGATTTGGAGCCATATAAATAGTAGAAGAAAAATAAATAATTATACATTAAATAATGTATATTTCCTAAATATTATGTAGGTGGTAATAATTGGTCTTTATAAGGTAATGGAGATACTGATTGTGGATAGCCTGCTAAAGTATTATATACATTACTTATATTATTACCAACCACTCTTGTTCCCATTATTGCATCGCTTAATAAAGGACCAATGCCTCCTTGTTGTTTTAGATATAAATTATGTTTGCTTTTATTACGACTATGACTACGAGTACGAGTACGACGACTACGACGACTACGACGACTACGACGACTACGACTATTACGTTTTTTACGATTTTGTATTGTTCGTGATTGAGAATTTCTTACAAGATATGTTTTATTTCTTTTATTTAAAGAATTTTTATAAACATATCCTCCTGTATATTTATTTGGATAAATAGACCAATCTCTTTCATTCGTTATATCTCCTGTGTATGGATCAGTTGGATAATTATTATATGCATAATGATTTCCACCGTGATTTGTTACACCTGGATATGTTTCAAAGTTTCCATAGTTTAAAGGTGCTCCAACAAACGTTCTCAGACCACCTTTTTGTTTTTTATGTGTATGTCTTCTAATCTTACCCATATATATTATAATTATATTTTATTATTCTATATCTACATGCGTTAAGAAATGTCTTCTACAACACATACGATTAATATTCATTTCATCCAATACATGTCCTTCAATTGTTTTTTCATTAAATTCTTGAGTTAAATATAATACTTGACTGGTTGTTTTACCATTAGTGGATTTTCTCTTACGCACTTCTGTCGTAAAATACCGATACTTATCAGCAATGACATATCCACACGTAAAACATTTGATTGGAATAATCATCTTTTTATTTAACAAATATTATTTCTTTAATTTTTAAATCAATTTTATAATAATATCTAAATATAATAACATTATTTATGAAAATTTAAATGACATTCTTCACAAACAGCCAATAAATTTGCCAAATGATTTTTATGAAAAAAACTTCCATCTTCATTATGAATAATTCCTTTTTTATCTGCATTTTTTTGTGGTACTAAATGATGAATTTCTGTACTCATTTTTTTTCCACAATTTTCACATAAACCTTTTATTTTTTTACTATTATATTTTTTCTTTTTTAATGAAAGTAGAGAATTACTTATTGGATTATATTTTAATCTAATATTATCTGCTAATGTAATAAAATCTTGAGGCAAAGATAATGACCTACACACTTCTAGTCCATACATGTTATTTCCTGGACCATCTTTTATCTTACGGTCATAAATTAATTTATCATTTCCACGATCATATGAAACTGCCATGTGCTTTAATGATAATCTTTCACATTTATCTATTTCTTCATATTCTATTATTTCATGTAAATGTGTTGCAAATATAAAACTACTCTTTTTTGAAATTAATGTTTGTACTCCTGCAACAAATATACTTTTTGCTGAAATACTTTCTGTACCTGAACACAATTCATCGCCTAATATCAAACTATCTTTGTTACATATTTTTAAAATAGTTCTCAATTCAGACATTTCTACTGCAAAAGTAGAGAGACCTTTAAAAATATTATCATTTCCTAATATTCTCGTAAATATATATTGATATGGTTTGTATGTAAATTGACTACAAGGAACAAATAATCCTGCTTGTGCCATTATAATATTAATTCCAATTGCTCTTATTAAACTTGTTTTTCCAACTGCATTTGTTCCATATAATAATATTCCATCTTTAGATTCTTCATTTCCCAAATCTAAATCATTAGTTATATAAAGTTCATTTGTTTGTAAATGTTCAATTAATGGATGTCTCATTCCTTTTGCCTTGAAAAATGACTTGTCTGAAGAAGAATCAATGATTGGTTTACAGTAATGATATTTCTTTGAAATAAATGCTTTTGTATAAATTGTATCTATGTATGTTATATATTCTATTATTTTCTCTAGTTTATCTGAAAACATATCTGATAATTTATCAAGAACACATTTAATATAAATATTTGTAATCAACTCTTTTAATTGATTTTTTATTGTAGTAATATTTTTACATAATTCATTAATTTGATAATGACGTATAAAATCATAGGTAGTTGTTTGTGATTCAAATAATAATGAATTATCATTATCAAATATAAATACTTCTTCTTTCCCAGAAAAAGTAGAGATATAAGATAATTTTATTTTTTTCTCTTTTAAAGAATTTAAATCATTTTTTAATAATATACATCTTCTTTTTGTTGCAACTAAACTTATACATAATTTTTCTGTTTCATGTTTCTTTACATATTCATTTGTTTTTTCTTTCTTTTCAACGTTTGAAATTTTATTATTTAAAAATAATCTAATTGCTTCTAATTTATCAGACGATTCTAATAAACATTGATATTGTTCATCTAAATGAACATCTACATTTTTTTTAATAAAATTTGTTTCAAATTGAGAATAACTATCAATCGTTTCACATAATGAAATATCTATTGTATTTTCTATAAATTCCATTATTTCATAACAATAATCTTCAATGTTTGTTATATTGTGTTTTCTTATATATTCAGTTATAACTGAATCTCTTGAAATACAAATTTCTTTAATATTTGATAAATTATTGTATAAATAAAATAATGTTTTTGGAGTGATTTTTTTCATAATAATTTGACGATTCATTTTTGATAAATCCTTTATTGAATTCATTTTATTACGCAAAAAATCTATTTCACCATCATTTGTTATTAAATAATCTGTAATCTCATATTCTTTTTCCAAGTGTTCCACATTCATTGTTGGATTTACTAATAAAGTAGAGAAAAAACGTTTTCCCATTGAAGTAATACATTGATTAGTTAGTTTCTCTACTGAAGAGAATTTTCCATTATATTTATCTTGAATAATATTCAATTGCTTTAAAGAATGATTTGCTAATACTAATTTATCACTACAATTTTCAAAAATAGGTTCTGATAATTTATTTACTAGAGAAGGATTATGTTGATAAATAAAATTCAATAAATAACAAAAACTTTGTGTTGCATAATTTTTTTCATAAAAATTTTCCAAAATAATACCTTTTTTTGAATAAAATTTATTTAAAATTTCGGTTTGATATATTTGTTTTTCACAATTGATTGCTTGAATATAATTTTTTGATTCATTATTATTCGTAATATTTATTTTATGTATAGATAAACAATCTATTCCTGTGTATTGTATAATGTCATCTATTTCATTATTTGTAATATTTCGTCCAACAATAATTACTTCAGAAGGTGTAAATATAGAGATAAAACGTTCTAAATCATCAAATGTTGTTGGACTATTTAAATAAATTTCATTAAATTCAAATACATTTGTTTTTCCAGTAATAATATCAATATTGGAAATTCCAACAAATATCATTTTTTTATTTATTTTTTTACAAATAGTATTATTTATTATTTCTATCCAAATACATGTTGTATTATTATTAATATTAGATGATTCTGTTGAAAAAAATGTTCCAGGACTATAAATACCTGCTAAACTACGATTTGTTTTATTATTTTCATCTTGTGTATATACAACAGCAGTAAATCCTGCTTCTTTTAATTTTTTTAAATATTTATCTATCATGTAATGTGAAAATCCTGCCATAATTACATTACTATCATCTACACACATTTTTTTGTCTGCAATATTTAATTCACATATTTTACTAAACTCAATAATAGATGAACCTGTTATTGAATTGTCTTCTTTATTACAAATTGCATACACTTCAAAAAATGCTCCAACTTGCATTAATACAATCGTATTTTCTCCATATTGCTCTTTATACTGTTTTGTTAAATATAAATATTCTTGCAACAAACTCATTCTTTATTATTATATTAATGTCTTTATATTTTTGTATAAAAATATAAAAAATAGAGGTTAATAACATAACAAAAATATTATTATTTGATGTGAATAAAATATCCATTAAATCCTTTTATTAAATTAAATAATATTTTCTTGTAATGACTATAAAATGATCTAGGAATTATTTGTAAATTATAATATAATAGTTTTAAAAATATTAATAAAATTAATATATAAAAAGGCATATTGCATGGAATATTATGATCTTCTAATACTTCTTTTTTATATTTTTCATCATATATAGTAATCTCTAATCTAAAATTAGGATTTTCATTATAATAATTTACTTTATATCCTTCTATTAGTTTATTTTTACTATTCCATATTATTTTATGAAATTTTTTCTTTTTTATATGAAGATAATTACTTATTTTGTGAATCATTGAATCAACATTATCTGTAAAAATTGAAAAATCTATATCACTTTTACTCATAAAATAATCATATCGTTGTATGCTACCATAATAATATATTTTTGTATCAATATATTTTTTAAAATTATCTATAAATTCTTGAATATTTTTTGGTATCTTATTTTTAGTGTGTTCCATACTATATATAATATTTATAAATAATATTTCTTGTATAAAATATTACAATATTATATTTTTAATAATATAATACTTAAACATTTTTGTAAATAATAAATATGGATTCTATTGAGAAAGAAATTAAAAATGAAATTAATTTATTAGAATTAACATCAATTAGAGATAATATTGAAAAAATGGCCAAAATTAATCAAGTTGAAATTTTAAGAATATTACATAAACATCCCAATATTACTTTGAATGAAAATAATTATGGAGTTCATATTAATTTATCTGAGTTATCTTATGAGTTAATCATTGAAATAAAAAATTATATAAATTATGTTAATACACAAGAACATAATTTAAAACACTTTGAAATACAAAAGGATAATTTGCGTAATTTCTTTAGTGATAAAGAAGTTAAAGATATAAATTTACTTTATAATTAATAAATATGACTTGTTATAATTTAAATAATTTCATGTTTACTAATAAATTTATACATGAATTTATTTTACAAGAAACGTGTAAAACAATAACGCCTACAGGCGTTATTGTTTCCAAACAAAAAGGATTATATCCTAAATCTATATCATTACATACAATTTTAAACGAACCTAAAATTCATTCTACTCTTGTGAATTTAAATAAAATAAAACCACCCACTTTTAAAAAAAACTTTGTCCCTAGAAAAAATGATTCATTATTTTGGATTTTTTATATTATAATGAATGGATTTACTGAATATGAACTTATTGGAACAAATGAATTTGAAATTGAACAAACTGAAAAATATAAATATATTGATTTTCTTAGAAAAAAAGAATGTAAACAACTTCTTAAACAACACAAAATTACTAAAATTAAAGAAGATATAGAGACCGATTTGGGAAATTCATCCAAAATAAATTACAAAACATTTTTTGCATTATGTATTTGTTATAAAATAAATATTTTATTTATCTATAGAAAAAGATGTTTCCAAATATATTCTGGAAATCATGAAAATACTATTCATGTTGTTCATCAATATGATCCACCAATAGAAAATCCTCATGGGCGATTTAAATATGCATACGAAATAGAACCAACTAAACAAAATATAGAGAAATATCAATCAAACGAATATTTTCATTGGGAAAATATTGATAAACCATTACGATGTATTAGTTATTATAAAGTAAAAGATTTATTGGATATTTGTATTCTTTTAAAACTCAAAGAAGAAGATTATATTAAACTTACCAAACCTGAAGTATATGAACTTATTTTAAGGACTATATAAGGTTTCAAATTCTAACGCTAATGAATAATTATTATTCAATAAATCCAATGGTTGTCCATATTTATTTAATAATGAAATTTCTAATTGTCTTATTCTTACTTGTCCATAATAATCTCTCTTTTTAAAAACAACGTCTGAATTATTATTTATAATTAATGAATCAGAAAAAGTTGGCAACGCAATTCTTCCTATTATACTATCCGAATTTAACGACTCGGCTGTTTGTGATACAATTCCATTTGAATTATGATTTTTATTAAAATCATCTATATATACAAATATATAATTGTCTATATTAACTCCTGCTGATGAAGTACTAACTATATATCCTATATATGTATCTGGAGGTGATTGAGTTATGTCTGTATATGTATTTGCTTGTGTCACTGTATATTTTAATTTATTAAATCCTAAATAAGTTCCCAAAGTTGAATAATTATTGTTTTGACATTGAACTGCCAATACTGGTGTAAAGTCTAATACATAATAAAAATTTGATGGTGCAGAACTTGTACTACTTATATAAAAATACGATTTACTTGTTATTGCATTTATACTAAAAACTAAATATTCTAATCCATTTGCTATATTTTGAAAAATATTATTTATTGCAGTAACTAACGCTGTATTTGAATAATTCCCATTTGGAATTGTAATTGTTTGAATACTATTTGGTAAACTAGCCACATTATATAACTCAATCTTCATTGTATTGTTCCCTATTAAATCAGATATAGAATACCACATTCTAGGCAATTCTAATGAAATTAATCTCATACTTATCACATTATATAACGGATTTTTTAATATAAATGATGCTTTATTTGGATTTGTTATTTCATAATTTTCTCTAAATTCTGTATCTAATGATAATACTTGAGTCGTAATTCTTCTCTCTAATGGATTAATTACACCATCAAACGCTTGACTTGGATTTGAATAATAATATGGTGTCACTTTTTTCTCTATAATTGGATGACTACTTTGAATATTATATCTTAATGGGTCACGATCTACATTAATCTGTTTATCAAACATATTTTTGTTCATAATTTAACATTATATAATATTATATAATGTTAAACTAAATATAATAAATTATTTAGCAAGCATCTCTCTTTATTATTGTATATAATAACATACATAATTTAATAAAAAATTTAAGATATAATTAACTATACATTTCTAAAATTGTTTTTACAATTTGACTTCTCTCTACATCACTATTTTCAAAATTTATAATATGAATATCCTTTACCGATTTTATTGAAGAAAAATGATTATACCTTTCAATAAAATCTTGCAAACCATTTTTTACTTTTAAATCACTTTGTAATAAATCACCAGTAATTATCATTTTACTATTTTCTCCAATTCTCGTTGTTAGCATATACATTTGACTCGGCAAACTATTTTGCATCTCATCTGCAATAATAATTGAATTCTTAAAAGTTCTTCCTCTCATTAATCCCAATGGAGATATTTCAATAATATTGTTATGAATCATAAGATCTATTTCTTGTTTTTTATAAAATTCTGTAAAGATATCAAACATGGGTTTTGTAAAAGGATCCAATTTCTTATTTATATTTCCAGGAAGAAATCCTATATCCTCATCTACTGAAACAACTGGTCTCGTTATTATTATTTTCTCTACTTGATTCGTTTTTAAATAATTCATTGCATATAAACAAGCAAACAATGTTTTTCCGCAACCTGCTGGTCCTATTCCTGCTACTATTTTTACATTATCATTCTCTATTGCTTTGATATAATTTTGTTGATTTAATGATTTAGGTTTATATGGTGTAAAATAATTTCTTGAATTGCTTCTAATAGAATTAGATAATTTTGTAAAAAACATGTAATAAATTAATAGCAATATCTTCATATTATTTAAATATAACATTAATTTAAATAATAATAATTAATTATTATTAATGAATTTTCAATCTACGGATAATAAATTTCAATCTACGGATAATAAATTTCAATCTACAGAAAACATTACATTAATTTATAAAGTTATTTCACAATCATTTCAAATAACTAGAGAACAAATCAACTCGTCCATGAATGAATATTATAAAAATAATAATATTAATTCTTCTTTAACAAAAGAACAATTAATAAATATAAATAAAGCATACATTACATATTTTAAAAGGATTACTAAAAATCCTACAAATATTCTTGAATTAACACGAAAAGAAAATACATTTCCTATTGAATATACATTTGAAGAAATACAAAATAAAAAAAGAGAACAATTTAATGAAGAATTAAATAAAAAACAAAAAGAATTCTCTTCTTTTAATCAAATTGTCATACCACCTCCATTAAAATTTAATGAAGATATAGATAAACCTATTAGTGAAATGGAACAATTAATTGCCAAAACAATTGCCGAGAGAACATTAGATATTGAATCCATTCATAAAAAAATGGAACCACCTATAAGAACAGATATGCCTATTAAAATCAAAATAGAGAAATCTAATTTGAATTTCGAAGAAAAACATATTTCTTGGAAAGATGAATTACCATTAGATGATTTTTCTATGAAAGAAAAAATAAACCAAATTGATATAAAATTGAATCTTATTATTGAATTATTAAATAATAATAAAAAATAAAATTGTTATATAATAATGAAAACGTTTTCATTATTATTTATCTTGTTTTTTAAAAACGTCTTTTGTTTCTTCAAAAGAAAACAAATCAAGTTAAATTATTTAAATTATAAAGATGATGAATGGGATCATGGTGAAGTAGAATGGGATTTTCCTGAAAAATATGTTATTCATGAAAAACTCAAATATACTAGTCTAATTGGAGAACCCATTGTTGAAAAGAAAATAGAAATTAAATTAATCAAAGAAGAGGTTGAAAAAGAAGATTTACATTTGAATGCTATTTATTATGGTATTATGCAAACCATTAATCAAGAAGCAGTCAATTATCAAGAAATATTATTAAATATACAAAATATTTGCTTTATCAAATCAGATACAAATGAAGATGTAAGTAAAGATTTTTATATTCTCTTTTTGATTTATTCTTTGAAAGCAAATTATGAATTAAGCAAGAGTAATGAAATTGATTTATTATATAAACTACATGATAAAAAAAAATATTTAAAAATAAAAAGAATGGTGTCTTCAATAATACTATTTGTATTTACTATTCTTTGTAGAAATGTAAATGGTGTTGAGTGATTAATATATGTAGCTATCCAATTAACACAATATTGTGATAAGTGAATTATATTATTAATAATTAAATATTTTATTAATTTAATATTATGTCATGGGTTCAAACATCTGCTCCTAGTGCTTCTTGGTTTTCAATATGTAGTGATTCAACAGGTCAACACTTAGCTGCTTGTGTTATTGGTGGTGGTATTTATACAAGTCCAGATTTTGGTAGTACGTGGGTTCACACATCTGCACAAAGTAATAATTGGTATTCAATATGTAGTTCTTCTTCAGGTCAATACTTAGCTGCGTGTGTTTATGATGGTGGTGCTAATGGTGGTATTTATACAAGTCCAGATTATGGTAGTACGTGGGTTCACACATCTGCACCATCTAATATTTGGGTTTCAATATGTAGTTCTTCTTCAGGTCAATACTTAGCTGCTTGTGCTTATGATGGTGGTGCTAATATTGGTATTTATACAAGTCCAGATTTTGGTAGTACATGGGTTTCAACATCGGCGTCATCTAATAGTTGGGTTTCAATATGTAGTTCTTCTTCAGGTCAATACTTAGCTGCGTGTGTTGATGGTGGTGGTATTTATACAAGTAATGATTTTGGTAGTACATGGGTTCCAACATCGGCGTCATCTAATAGTTGGGTTTCAATATGTAGTTCTTCTTCAGGTCAATACTTAGCTGCGTGTGTTTATGATGGTGGTGCTAATGGTGGTATTTATACAAGTAATGATTTTGGTAGTACGTGGGTTCACACATCTGCACCATCTAATATTTGGGTTTCAATATGTAGTTCTTCTTCGGGTAAATACTTAGCTGCGTGTGTTTATGGGGGTGTTAATGGTTATATTTATACAAGTAGTGATTATGGTAGTACGTGGGTTCAAACATATGCACCATCTAATATTTGGAGTTTAATATGTTGTTCTTCAACAGGTCAATACTTAGCTGCATGTGTTAATGACGGCGGTATTTATACAATACCAATAATATACACTGATTATCAAGCAAATAGTATAGATTTAGTTTATACTTTTGCACAATATACAGGAGGCGTTAAAGCATCAACTACGAATTATAAAGTAAATGGTAATGATTTATCAAACATTTTTGCTAAATATACAGCAGGCGTTAAAGCATCAAATACGAATTATAAAGTAAATGGTAATGATTTATCAAACTTTTTTGCTCCTCTATTATATACAGTTGATTCGCAATCAGATGTAAATATTTCAAGTTTTGTTTCAGGTGCTAATAATATTATAATAATTGAAAATAGTACAACTACAACTGCTGGTACGTGTATTTTAACGTTTCGTCGTACAAATACACTTGCGCATTTCATAATAGTTGGTGGTGGTGGTAATGGTGGTAATGCTAATAATAATGGTCAAGGTACTGGTGGTGGTGGGGGTGGTACATTTGGGAATCAAAGTCAAATAAATAATGGAACTGTATTAAATATGACTATTGGTATAGGTGGTGGTAGTAATAGTGATAGTACATTAAATTATAATTCAAATACTTATACTGGTTTTGGTGGTAAGAATGGTTTAAACGGAGCAGGTGGTCTGAACGGCGGAGCAGGTGGTGCAGGTGGTGGGAGTGGGTCCACTGGAGGTGCTGGCGGTGGTGTTGGTAGTGGTAACATTTCTCTACCTGGTGGTAGTGGTTATTCCATAACTATTGGAAATATATCATTTAGTTTAGGTTCTGGTGGTGGTTCTGGTGGTGGTTTTACTCAAAATGGTGGAAATGGTGGTGGTGGCGGTGGAAATGGTGGTGGTAGTATTAGTGGTGGCTTTGGCGGTGGCGGTGGCGGTGGCGGTGGAGGTGGTTTAGGTGGGATTAATGGTTCAAACGCATCTGGTCTAGATGGTGGAAATGGTGGTGCAGGAGGACTTATTGTTTCACAGTCATATGGAAATGGTGGTGGTGGGGGTGCTCAACATTACCCTTCCCCTCCTGGTGGTTTAAATGGGACTGGTGGTAGTGGTTCAAGTGGTGTAATCATTATTTATTTTTAATATTTAAATATCATTAACTTCATATATTTCTCCATTTTCTAAACGAATTTTTTCTCCATTTTCCAAAATAATTGGTTTTGTTTTTGTTATCAATAATGTATATCGTTTCTGTAAATAATTACTTGGATTTTCTTTTACTCTTAAATAAGAATCTTTATCAAACAATTCATAAATCATTTCTCCTCTATCCGTTGGACCAATTTGTCTTCTCACAAATACTTTTCCTTTGAATTTTATTTCATCTAATCCTGTTAATACATCTTTTTCTTTATTTAATTTAGTTGTTTCATCTTTGGCTTCTTTCTTGATATCAGGAATATAAGAAAATTTATTGGGTGATGATGTTCCAAAACGTATACAGTTGAGTCTTTCTGTAGAACCTTCTTGATACAATTGGCAATCAATGGATGCTTCTTTGATTGCTTTATTGATTTGACCATTAAATTCATTTTTAATTTCAGATATTTCAAATAATGCTTCATCACTAGTAAGAGGAATATATTCTAATTTTCCGTCAAGAGTATATTTTCTTTTACTCAAATCTTTTTTTCTTAATTCATTACTATCTTCTCTATCTATTTGTTCTTGTGTAAATTCCATTAAATAAATAAATGCTTCCACTGTTTGTAGAGAATAATCTAAATTTTTATGACTACAAATTCTTCTTGCTCTACCAATGACTTGTTCTAATCGTACAGGATGCCAATAAGGTTCCATTAAATGAACGTATCTAGTATTTCTCAAATTAATTCCTTCTGACCCTGAAGCAGTAATCATTAATACTTTAATAATTTCTCCCAAATTATTATTTGGTGAATATTCTCTTAACTTGTCAGAAATCAAAATAGGAATTTTATCCCATTCACCATTAAATATTAATCGTATAATTTCTCTTTGTTCATAATCTTCTGTTCCAGTATATAATGCAAACATAGGTAATCCAAAATTTTCTCTAGGAAAATCTAAATCCCATTGTCCTTGACCTAAACTTTTAATTCTAAATTCACGAAATCCATTTTGAAGAAGAACTAATCTAAAAATTTCAATTCCTTCCATAGTACGAAATTGACTATATACTAAATTTAAACCAATATTATCATCTCTTTTTATATTTTCCAACATTTTTAAGAACTTGGGACTATATTTTTCCAACGCTCTTTCATTCAAATAAATAGAAGAATTTTCACTTAATATTCTTAATGCTCTTTGAATTCTCACTGTATATTCTCTACCACCAACTTCATTAATAATATCATCTCCTTCAATTTCGTTTTCTTCTAAATCAACAGCAACTACTTCTTCTTTGCCCTTTTTAATATCAGGTTGTGGTCTTCCTATTTCATTAGGCATAACAAAATTACAAAATTGTCGTGAAAAAATACGATAAGTAGAAGTAGGTTCAGTAAATAAATCATTTTCGTTAATTGGTTTTTTCTTACCAGATTTTTTTTTGTTGGATTCTTCTGTTTTTCTTTCATTGACTCTAGATGATTCATATTTTTCAAATTGAAAATTACTCATTGGTATTTGTATTACATGTAAATCTTTTTCAACATTATATCTAGGTAATAATTTTTCTTGTTCACTTCTATAATAAGAAGTTAATCCTAATATTCTTCGTTGAAATAAATGAGTATTTGTTAATTTTAATCCATTATCATAATTTACAAATAAGCGTTCAAAATCTTCTATTTTATCAGGTAATGCTTTAAACTTTATTTTCTCAATAGATGTAATTTCAATATTTTCTCTTTTGAGAGTTCCGGTAATAAATCTTTCAAATTGCTCATCACTAATATAATCACCATTTAAAGAAACACCTTTGTATTCTCTACCGATTTTATTTATGAATCCAAAAGGATTTCTAGTAATAGTTAATAATTTTTTTGAATTATCAAAATCTATATAATCAGCAACCCCATAATTGGTAGATAATATTTTTTCTAATTTTTCTTTAGAAATAGGAGAAGATGATTGTATTTGTATGTTCCATGTATAAATATATCCTCTTAAGATGTTGAATAAAATCCCAACTTCATTAGGATAATTAATAATAGGTGTTCCAGATAACAATACGATTTTACAATTTTTGGCAGACATTAACATTTGATACATGTTCAATGCAAGTGAATGGTATGGAACGCCTTCTTTAACTTTTTCTTTGGAAATTTTATTAACGATTCTACTTATAAAATTATGTGTTTCATCAATAACAACAGCAGCATTATCAAAAATATTTATTTGTAAATCATCAGTTAATTCATTAAATTTTCGTTTTGTTAAACCGTTGTAATGTAAAAATTTATATTTTGTGTCAATCATCATATCAATTTGTTTATTTAAACTAGCCATTTCGCTTTGACTTTTTTGTATAAAAGGTTCTTTTTTTCCCAATTGATTACAATTATAATTTTTATTTGCATTAACAAACCAAACACCTTGATTATCTCTTATATAATTGATAGGTAAATTGAGAATAGTAGAGAGAGTTTCAATGGTAGTTCTATCAGTGTTGTAATTTACAGGAATCCATTCCCAACACTGATTGACACGGTATAATGGGTCGCCTGCTTTTTTTAACTCGGTTTTATAATTTTTTTCTAAAGAAGCAGGTGTTAGGATATAGACTTGTTTTGCACTTTTTAATCCTTCAGCAGCAGCAATAGAAGAAGCAGTTTTACCTGCTCCTAATGAATGAAATACCAATAATCCACGATAAGGTGTATAAAGATTCAAATAATCACGAATTAATTTTTGGTGATTCAAAGCAGAGAAATTATTTTCATCATTTTGCAATGTATCACAAGTGATATCTTCGCCTTTGCCTAATTTAATTTTATATTCTCTAAAATGTTTATTAATGAAATTAACAAAGACTTCTCTATTATTCATAAAAAATGGAGAAACAGGAAGTTTATATTCAATGGGTGGTGGTAATTGATTTGATATGTCAATACCATTTATTTTCCATTTATCTTTTGAAAGTGAAGCAATATCTCCAATAAGTTGTGTTTTCTTTTGAAGAGTTTTTTCTTTTGGTAAAACTTTTTCTTCCAAAATTTCTGTTTGATAAGATTGGTCTGGTAAAACCTTTTCTTCTAAAAATTCGGTTTGATAAGATTCGTCTTCTTTTTCAGAAGAAACTAATTCTAAATGTTTAGAAATTAATTTTCCTTTAAAAAGTTCCATATTAAATTCTTTGTATTCTTCAAAAGGGATTTCTTTGTTTTCTCTATTCGTGAGAAATTTTATTTCAAATTGTTTTTGTGGTGGTTCATCTAATACTGGTTTTATAGATAATTTATCTATTATTTCTTCAATCATATCAAGTATTATATATTGTTAAATAAAAAATATAATTTTTTATTTAATTATTTGTTAAATTTAGTGAGAACTTCATTACATGCCATTTGTTCTGCTTTTTTTTTAATTTTATGTTGTGCATACCCCATAAATAATAATATTTTTCCATTTATTTTAATATAATCATGAATTTTTTGAAAAGTGGTAGATTCATCAACAAATTCGTCAAATAAATCATGCATATGAAGATATGTATCTAATGGGATATTATGGATAGATTGTCCTATACATAAGAATACTCCCATTTTATATCCATTTTCATAATCATTTTCCAATTCAACGTAGCATGGTGTTACTTTAAATTCTTTTTGTATTTTAACTTGAAGAATATTTTTATAATTATCATCATTTTGAATAAGAGAGACCCAATCAATATGTTTTTCAAAAATATGTTCAATAAATGTTTGTGCCATTTGAAAACCAGGTCCACAATGAAAAATAGTTTGAAACCATCCTTCTTCATCTTTGATAGAAATTTTATTTACATCTAAAAATAATGCTCCCATAAATGCTTCAAAAAGACAACCTAATTTTTTTAAATTATTACGGATATTTTTTTCTTCTGCTTGTCTAGATAAAATAAACCATTTTTGTAATCCCATTTCTTGTGCAATTTTTCCTATAGTTTCATTTTTAATGATTGCTATTTTTTTTTCAGTCATAAATCCTTCATTTTCTTTAGGAAACCTTCTATATAAATAATATTTTGTGACTAATTCTAAAACCCCATCTCCTAAAAATTCTAATCGTTCATTTGATTTTGAATGAAGAGGAATACAATCTTTAGGACATTCAACTAAAGATAAATTATTTTCTGACAATTCATATTGAGTTTTTTTCGTATAAGAAGAATGAATGAATGCTCTTTTATACAAATTTATATTAAATATTTCATAATGAACACCATATTTTTTAAGAATACATTGAACGTCGTTCAATGTAATCTCTCTATTTAGGGAGTTATAAGGATTAATGTAATTACTTGTTATTATTGTTTCTTCCATTCAATATATTATCTATAGTAATATTTTTATATAATGTAAAAATATTATATTACTACTATATATAAATGGCACTTATAGTTGGACATGATGGACCTTCAAAGTATTCAAATACAATTGCTAATAGAACTGCACAGAGTGGTGGTTCTGTTGGTGGTAATAAAAAACCAGGAACGTGGGCAGGTAATACATACATGAGTGTGTATAATATTGGTAATGCATATACTTATCGTATTCCTCAAAGAGAACCTACCTTGAAACAATTATATCTCTTTACCACACGCAGTCCTCTACAACTGCGCAGAGGTGGTTATGCAGTTACTCATTCTGGTATGCTTTAAAATGTCAAATTTTAAATATATTATTTCTTATGGAAACAATTTTCTATAAGAAACAAAAATAAACAGTTATAATTTATGTTTAATAACATAAAAAATAAAATGAAATAATATATAATGTCAAATGATTATACAATTATATCAAATGATTATACAACCATATTTATTTTTTTATTTTTATTAATTGTTCTTTCTTTCTTCTTTTTTAAAATTTATCAACCACAAATTGAAGGAATGAAAAATAATGATAAAGAAAATAATAATACAGGACATGGAATTAATTCTACCAAATATAATGAACAATTAAAAATAAATCACCACAACATGAAAGATAAATTAAATATTAAAGAAAACCGAAGTAATTATGAAAATATAATTATAGACATGAGTGATTATTTAGATGGATTAATGTTGAATGAATTGTTATCAATTAATCCTTCTTCTATTTCATCACCCAAAATAATGGAGACAATTGAAAATATAAATAAAATGAGTTCAGGAAAACAAAATTTGAATAAAATAATGAAATATTTAGATGATAATTAAGGAACAGGAGTAGATACAATATTACCATCATATACACCTTCTTCAATAAGTTTTTCAGTGTATTGAATACCACCCCAATTATCATCCATTGCATTTGGACTAAATGTCATGTGTTCTGCTGCATCTTGTTTGTCATCTGTGACATCCATTAAATCCGAATTAATTATATCTAATGAATTATTGGATGGTTTAGAATAAGATGTTATAGGAGGAGCAGGTGGCAATCCACCTTGTGGATCTAGAGGATCAGGTCTTATTTTATAAGTTGGTTCTCCTTGTGTATTATAACTATGTTGTAAATATAAAATAGGACATCTTATCCCTTGACTTCTTTGCCAGCTCATAAATTCAACATAATCTTCCAAATGTTCAAATTGGATTGGATTTACACCAGGAACTTCTGCTAACTTTGAATTATATAAATAATATTTTACACCTTTTTGTATCAAGACATTAGGACATTTAAATCCTCTCTTGTCTGAAGATTCTATAAAACCTTCTAAAATATTAGATGTATTATTTATTTTATCAAAATGAATAATAAAATAAATTCCTAATAAAAAACATGTTATTATAAATATCAAATAAAGCATATTATATATTTATATTTATTTTTTCTTAATTTATATTAATATGGAGTTGATAAATATTGAAAATAAAACTGACCCACAAAATATGGAATTTATTCAAAGAATAAATAATAATATTATGAAAAAAACACCTATTGTCATTTATTTTTATATGGAAGGATGTTCTCATTGTACCGCCACTACGAATGAATGGAATCAAATTCCACAACATATAAGTAGAGATAAAATTGATGAAAACTTATTAGCAATTCGTATGAATCATATTTTATTTGATTTATTAACAAATGTAGGAGAAGAACCTAAATTATTTCCAAATATACGCTATGTTGAAGGTGATACTATTGCACAATATAATAAAGAAGGAATATATAGAACTGCAGACGATTTGGCTAGATGGATTGAAGAAAAGCAGAGAACACCGGAAAAAACTGTTTTATATATAGAAGACGAAAATATTCAACCAACACAAGATGATATATTCAACAGTAATTTATATAAATTATATCATAAAGTAAAACATCATGTGTCTTCTTTAAAAAGAAAATCAAAATCACCAATAAAGTCTTCTAAGAGATCTTCTAAGAGATCTTCCAATAGAACTTCCAAGAGATATTCTAATAGGTTGCCAAGTTTTTATAAATCACCTACAAGATCACCTACAAGATCTCCAACTAGATCAAGATCTCCAACTAGATCAAGATCTCCTACAAGATCTCCAACTAGATCAAGATCACCTACAAGATCGCCTACAAGGTCAAGATCACCAATTAGATCAAGATCACCTACAAAATCTAAAATGTCTCCATTTGATTTAATATCAAGAACTAGAACACCTTACGAAACAGTCTATCCAAATATTTAACAACATATAAAAATTGAATTATTATTTCATAATATTATTGATATTAAATTAAATACACATTCACTTTCTCTATAAGGATGAACACAGAAGATATTTTTGTGAGATTATATGATTATAAAATAAATAATGAGAATAATAATGATGAAGAAGATGAAGAAAAACAATATATAGACCAAACACAATTTATAATTCAAATGTTTGGATACACTGAAGAAAATCAATCGTGTAGTATTACAATAAAAGATTTCAAACCGTTCTTTTATATAAAAGTTGGAGATAAATGGACGCAAGAAACAAAGAAAAGATTTTTAACTTATATAAAAGAAAAAATAGGAAAATATTATCAAAATTCCATAGTTGATTGTAATTTATTAAAAAAGAAAAAATTATATGGATTTGATGGAGGAAAAAAATATAAATTCGTCAAATTAATATTTAATAGTATGTTATCATTTAACAAGTGTAAAAATCTATGGTATGATTCATATAGTAAAAGATTAATTGAAAATGGTCTAATGTTTGAAGATGATAATTTGTATTTATACGAAGCAAATATACCACCTCTTTTGAGGTTATTTCATATAAAAAATATGAATCCTTCTGGATGGATAAAATTCTCTAGTACACAATTATTACCATGTACAAATTATACTTCTTGTGTGAAAGAATATGAGATTAGTTATCAATCCATTATTTCTTGCAATAATAAAGAAACACATATTCCATTAAAAATATGTAGTTTTGATATAGAAGCAAGTAGTAGTCATGGTGATTTTCCATTGCCAATAAAATCTTATAAAAAATTGGCATCACAGATGATAGAATATTTTGAAGTAGAGAAATGTCTTCCAACAGAAGATATTTTAAGAAATATAATTTTGAATGCTTTTGGTTTTCTTGATATTTATAATACCATAGATATTGTATATCCAAAAACTGTTGTGACAAAAGAATTGATTCTAAAAAGATTTGATAAATGGATAAATTCTTTTCTAAGAAATGAATCTACTGAAGAAATAAGAGATACATTAAAAATAGAAGAATTATTTGAAAAAATGAATAAACAAGATGAAGATGAAGTTGTTCAGAGTTATTATAAAACACAAATTAATTATAAAAAAACAAAAGTAATGGAATTATTCCAAAAAAAAATAGATAGAACAATAAAAATAACAGAATTAACACTTTCTCTAGATACTTATTTTCCAAAATTAGAAGGAGATAAAGTTACATTTATTGGTTCAACTTTTATGATGTTGGGAGAAAAACAACCTTATAAGAATCATTGTGTAGTTTTGAATTCTTGTTCTAATGTGAAAGATGTAGAAATTGAATGTTATGATAAAGAAGGAGACCTATTAACTGCGTGGGCATGTATGATTCAAAAAGAAAATCCAGACATTATTATTGGATATAATATATTTGGTTTTGATTACGAGTTTATGTTTCGTAGAGCACAAGAAAATAATTGTGTATCTGAATTTTTAAAATTATCTAAATTAAATGATGAAATTTGTGGAAATATAAATAAAGAAACAGGAAAATATGAAATTGAAGAAACAAGTATTACTATTGCTAGCGGACAACACGATTTAAAATATATAAAAATGAATGGAAGAATTCAAATTGATTTATATAATTTCTTTAGAAGAGAAGAGAATTTATCTTCTTATAAATTGGATTTTGTTGCAGGTCATTTTATTGGAGATTTTGTATTAAATAAAACGTATGATTCAATAAATAATGCTACAACAATTCAAACAACTAATTTAACTGGATTGTTGATTGGAAGTTATATACATTTTGAAGAAATAGGACATTCTATTGATTATTATAATAATGGAGAAAAATTTATAATTATTTCTCTAGATGTAGAGAAATCACTATTTACAATTCAAAATGAAATTATTCAAACAGAAGATAATAAAAAGTTAAGATGGTGTTTGGCAAAAGATGATGTAACCCCAAAAGATATATTTAGATTGACAAATGGAACTGCAGATGATAGAGCAATCATTGCAAAATACTGTATTCAAGATTGTAATTTAGTTCATTATTTAATGAATAAAGTAGATGTATGGACTGGAATATCAGAAATGGCAAGTATTTGTTCTGTTCCAATTAATTTCATAATTTTAAGAGGACAAGGAATTAAATTAATGAGTTATATTGCTAAAAAATGTAGAGAAAAAGAAACACTGATTCCAGTCATTGAAAAATCATTTGATCAGGAAGGATTTGAAGGAGCAATTGTTTTGGAACCAAAATGTGATTTATACATGGATAATCCAGTAGCATGTGTTGATTATGCTTCTCTATATCCTTCTTCAATGATGAGTGAAAATATATCTCACGATAGTAAAGTTTGGACAAAAGAATATAATTTAAATGGTGATTTAATTAATATTTCTGGTAATATGAAATATGACAATCTTCCAGATTATGAATATGTAGATATAACATTTGATGTGTTTAAATATGAAAGAAAAACAGAAACAAGTGCAGTTGAAAAAATAAAAACAGGTGTAAAAACTTGTCGCTTTGCTCAAGCAAAAAATGGTACTAGAGCAATTATGCCTTCTATATTAGAAGAATTACTACTTGCTAGAAAATCAACACGTAAAATGATTCCTTTACAAACAGATAATTTTATGAAAAATGTTTTAGATAAAAGACAATTAGGATATAAATTGACTGCAAATTCATTATATGGACAATGTGGAGCAAAAACAAGTTCATTTTATGAAAAAGATTGTGCAGCATCAACTACTGCTGTTGGAAGAATGTTATTAACTTATGCCAAAAAAGTAATTGAGAAATGTTATGGAAATAAAATCTGTAATACATTAAATCACGGACCTGTTTTAACCAAAGCAGAATATATTTATGGTGATAGTGTTGCAAATTATACCCCTATTTATATTTCTTATATGCATCCTAATGGAATACCCATTGTAGAGATTATAAGAATAGACCAACTCATTCATAAATTTGGAAATGGAAAATGGCAACAATGTACTGAGATTGGAAGACAAGATAAAGAATACTATGTATTTGAAAATCCAATTTATACATGGAGTGAAAAAGGATGGACTCTTATAAAAAATATTATTCGACACGAACTATCTATGAATAAAAAAATGATTCGTATATTAACAAATAATGGATTGGTTGATGTCACCGATGATCATTCTTTGCTACTACCCAATGGTTCAATGGTAAAACCACACGAAGTAGATTTGGGAAGTGAATTAATGCATCATAAATTAAACATATTTTCAAATACAATGGATTGGATTCAAACTGTTCCATTTATAAAAGAATATTATGATAAAAATATAAAATTACAAAGTTTATTGAATTGGTTAAATGAGAGAACACAATATATTTTAAATAAAGATAACATTAAAATTTTAGGAATGAAAATTAATAATAATTATTTGAATTTTGATTATAATCAAGAACTAATGAATGAAATATATATTTGTGCAACACAAATATATAATTTTAATGTTTCTATAGAAATTGATTCTTCATTAACTATTGATTTCAATTCAAGATTTAATACTAGAATGCATAGCGCGTTTAATAATAAAATTATATCCAAAATTGAATTAGATTACACCGGTTATGTATATGATTTAACAACTGATAATCATCATTTTGCTGCTGGAATTGGTGATATTATTGTACACAATACAGATTCTGTATTCTTTACATTTAATTTACAAACACCTCAAGGAGAACAAATTAGAGGAAAAAAAGCTTTGGAAATTACAATTGAGTTAGCACAAGAAGCTGGACATCTTGCTTCTTCTTTCTTAAAACAACCCCATGATTTGGAATATGAAAAAACATTTATGCCATTTTGTTTGTTATCCAAGAAAAGATATGTAGGAATGTTGTATGAAACTGATGTAGAGAAATGTAAAAGAAAAGAAATGGGAATTGTATTAAAAAGAAGAGATAATGCTCCCATTGTCAAAGATGTTTATGGAGGAATTATTGATATTTTAATGAAAAAACAAAATATTGAAGAAGCCATCCAATTCTTAAGAACTTCCTTAAGAAATATTATTGATAAAGCATATCCAATTTCAAAATTTATTATTAGTAAATCATTACGATCTGGATATAAATATCCACAACAAATTGCTCATAAAGTTTTGGCAGATAGAATCACTCAAAGAGAACCAGGCAATAAACCTCAATCTGGTGATAGAATTCCTTATATTTATATTCATAATACCAATAAAACTGCACTACAAGGAGAAAAAATTGAGACACCTCAATTTATTTTAGAACATAACTTAAAAATTGATTATTCACATTATATTACAAATCAAATAATGAAACCTGTACAACAATTATTTGCTTTAGTATTGGAAAAAATTTGGATCAAACAAAATAAAAAAACAAAATTAAATAATTTTAATAAAGAATGTTTGAAAATTAGAAAAGAAATTGAAGATGATGAAAAGTATCTATTAAAAATAGAAGCATTAAAAAATAAAGAAATTAAAATATTATTATTTGATGAATTTCTTAGAGAAACAAATAATAATAAAGAAAATAATAATATGTTGACACAATATTTTGGATCCAAATAAAACTTTATCGTAAAAAAAAAAGATCTAAAAAATTTGTATAATATAATGGGAATTAGTATGAGTTTATTTAATGATGGCGAAGAAGAAGAAAAACCATTGTCAATTATTCCTGAAGAATTAACTGATGTAGAAGATAAACAAAAAAGAAAAAGAAAAACTAAAAATAAAACAATGAAAAGAAAAAGGAAATCAATTACATGGGATGATTAAATATATTTAGTAATTAAGATGATATATCCATTCTTCTTGATCTCCTTCTACTAGAGAATAATGAAGTTAATAATTGTTCAGATAATACATTAAATGATGCATCCGTCATCGGTGCATTTCTATTTCTTATGTCATATCTACAAATTGGACATCTTACATTTCCTCTTAACCATTGGGTCAATCCATCACGATTAAATAAATGTCCACAACCAATGATTTGTGTACATTCTGTATTATCTTCAAAACGCTCCAATGTAATTGGACATGACATATTCAATGGACTAGTTATGGTATTAAATATTATATTTCTTGTATTACTTGTTATTTCTTCTTGAGTTGGCGAAATAATAACATCCTCTAAATCATCAATTGGTATATAATAATCCCATCTATAAACGGCTGAAGGTCTACTTGTATTTGTATTTGTATTTGCATTTGTACTTGTATTTGTACTTGCATTTGTACTTGTATTTGTACTTGCATTTGTAGAATCTGTAACAGAATTATTTATTGGTATTGTTCTTCTAAATCTTTCATCTACTCTTGTTATAAAATCAATAATATCTCTTGTTTCTTTTAATTCATTATACATTAAATCAATGCTTTTTAATTGTTCTTTATAAATAGTTGTATAATGATTCAATAGATATCGTTCATCATCAGTCAATGTTAATGGTCTTCGTGACATATATATAAATATTCATAAAATGTTTAAATGTAAATATTTTCTAATAATAATGCAAAATAGAAAAGAAATATATGGATTAACTGGTTTAACTAATTTAGGTAATACATGTTTTATTAATTCTTGTATTCAAATATTATCTCATACTACAGAATTAAATATTTTTTTAGATAGTAATTATAAAATAAAATTAAATAATAATAATTATGATGTATTGATTTTAATAGAATGGGATGATTTACGAAAATTAATGTGGTCACAAAATTGTATTATTTCTCCACAACGATTTATTAAACAATTACATATCGTATCAAAACAAAAAAACAGAGATGAATTTAGTGATTATTCACAAAATGATTCTAGTGAATTTTTTTTATTTCTAATTGATTGTTTTCATAACGCAATTAGTAGAGAAGTAAATGTAAATATTAATGGCGAACCACAAAACGAAACAGATCATTTGGCTATTCAATGCTTTGAAAAAATAAAAAATATATTTCAAAAAGAATATTCTGAAATTTATGATTTATTTTATGGAATTCATATTTCTCAAATTATTTCTTTAGAAGATAATAATGTATTAAGTAATTCTCCTGAATTATTTACTATTATTAACTTACCTATACCATCTAAACAAAATGCATCTTTAATAGATTGTTTTGATTTATTTGTAAGTGGAGAAATATTAGATGGAGAAAATGCTTGGTTTAATGAAAAAACTGGATTAAAACAATCTATTAAAAAACAAATTGTTTATTGGTCTTTTCCTAAAATTTTAGTAATTGATATTAAACGATTTAGTAATGTAAATTTTAATAATAAAAATCAATCGTTAATTACATTTCCTATTACTGACTTGGATTTATCTAAATATGTTATTGGTTATTGTAAAACACCATATATATATGATTTATACGCTATTTGTAATCATCACGGAGGATTATTAGGAGGTCATTATTATTCATTTATTAATATAAAAAATAAATGGTTTTCTTTTAATGATACGAATGTAATGGAAATAACAGATTTAAATCATTTAATTACACCAAACGCATATTGTTTTTTTTATAGAAAACGAGAAAATTAATAAATACATAATTTATGGATATTATTTATGATTTGTTAATTATTCCTAAATTTATTTTTGATATTTTATATAACATATTCACAAATCAATTCTTTTTAATTTTAATCACTATAATTATCGTATTATATATTTTCGTTTTTATTGGTTTAGGCAAATCTACATCACAATCAACTAAACCTGATAATAATTTTATTGAAATGAACCAAAGTTCTAGTTATTCTAAATCCACATCCACATCCACATCCACAAACACAACAATTATGAATTTTTTATTTATAATTATATTAATTATATTTTTCATCTTGTTTATTTCTTTTTTATATCATAAAAATTTACTTAATATTTTTAATTTCACTACTTTTACAGAAATCATAAACCCTTTATCAAATAACCCACAAATTAATATTGATTTGGAAACAAACCATAAACCACTATTTAATCCACCACAAGTATTTAACATTCCTGGAAATTACTATAAATATGACGAAGCCCAAACATTATGTAAAGCTTATGGATCACGATTAGCCAATTATAAAGAATTAGAACATGCTTATAATAAAGGTGCAGAATGGTGTAATTATGGATGGTCTGATGGACAAATGGCATTATTTCCTACCCAAGCAGAAACTTATAAAAATTTACAAACAATACCAGGACATGAACACGATTGCGGACGTCCTGGTATTAATGGTGGTTATATTGCCAATCCAAATGTTCGTTTTGGTGTAAATTGTTTTGGAAATAAACCAAGAATGACAGCTGAAGAAGAAGAATTAATGGCAACTACTACTCCTTATCCTTTAACTAAACAAGATATAGAGATGGAAGAACAAGTTGATTTTTGGAAAAAAAGATTACCTCAAATTTTAGTTTCTCCATTTAATTATAATAATTGGAGTAAAGTTTAATGTCTCTTTGTTTTATTATTCTTTTTTTGTTTTTGTTTTCTTGTATTTGACTTTTTATGAATTGTTAAATCAACTAATTTATCATACAAGTCTGTATCAATCACATTCGTATCATTATTATGAATATATTTCTCTGTATTTGATTTATTATATGCCAATCCAATTGGAACAATATATTCTTCTAAATTAATTCCATTGATTTGTTTCATGAGAAATTGTGAATTTATATTAAATCCTGCACTCATTATTTCATTATTCTCATTTATAGAGAATACTAAATCGTTTGCTTCCATTTAATATAAATTATATATAAAAGAACGATAAAACAATAACGCTCCTAATTAACGACGATGACGACGACGTTTTGACTTTTTATTTTTACTTTTACTTTTTCTTTGCTTTCTAGATTTTACATGTTTTCCATACAAAAAATTAGTTGCAAATAAAGTTGCAGGAGCAACATTTGCACCAACAAATCCTAATGAACCACCTTGATATGTATTTGCTGTATTCACTCCTTCTTGGTTTGGAGATAATGATCCGTTTACTAAATGAGTTTCTTGCTCGCTAATATTATTGCCAAATAAAGCTCGGTTGTATTGTTGAGCATCAAATTGACCGCCTCTCTGTTTTCTACTCTTTCTTGAATGTCTCTTACCCATATATTTAACGTTATATTTTTTTTTATAAGTTTTATTTTTTAATTGTCTTTTCTTTTTACGCGTACCGCCGCCAGATCCATACCCATACTCATACTGAGCATATTGTTCATCCATTTGTTGTTTCATGAGATCTGCTTTTGTTTTTGCTTCATCTGCCTTTGTTATTGCTTCATCTGCCTTTGTTTTTGCTTGTTTTGCCTTTGTTATTGCTTCATCTGCTTTTGTATTTGCTTGTGTATTTACGAGTTTTACTTGTGTTGCCTTTGCTATTGCTTGATCTGCTTTTGTTTTTGCTTCATCTGCCTTTGTTATTGCTTCATCTGCTTTTTTTATTATATTTTTTATATGTTTTGCTTTATCGAAATATTTGTTACTACTCAATAGGGTTTCCGCTTCATTTGCAATCTTTTCCGCTTCCTTTGCAATATTATCTGCTTCATCTGCTTTTGTATTTGCTTCTCCTAATAGTATTGATGATGGAGAAGTCGCTTTTTTTTTTTCTACTGCATCTTTTAACATTGGGTATTTTTCGTATATTTCTGTTATCATTTTATTTGCAGTTGTTATTGTTTCTTGTAAGCCACTTACAGCTTTATTTAAATCATCTTGTATTTGTTGTGTTGCATTTTTTATGTTTTCTTGGTTCAATACTGAAATTCCATTTTTTTCAGTTTCTTGACACGTTTTTATTGTTTCTTTTAACTTTATTATTTCTTTTACGAAATTATCTATTAGGTTTTCTTGTGTATCGGGATCTATAGGATTACCTGCTTTTGCTGCTGATGTAGCTGTAGTATCTATATCAATTATTAATCTTTGTTTCATTTTATTTGCATCTTCTGTTGCTTTTGCTGCTGCTTTTGCTGCTGCTTTTGCTGCTGCTTCTTTTATTATGTCTGCGCCAAGTGGTGGTGGTGGTCCTCCTGTTAATCCTCCAGGTGGCCCTCCTGTTGGTCCTCCAGGTGGTCCTCCAGGTGGTGGTGGTCCTCCTGTTAATCCTCCAGGTGGCCCTCCTGTTGGTCCTCCTATTGTTTCTGGTGTTGCACTGGCGGATGCATCTGGGTTTTTAGAACATTGAATAAATAATTGTAATGCTTTATCCATATTAGTAGTATTATTTAAATCATTTTTTTTCATAAATTCTTGTAATTCCATACATTCATTTATTATTTTTATATAATCATCTGGAAGGTCAGTTTTTTTTACTGTTTTTGGTGTTTGTCCTCTTCTTGAAACAGTTGATGATTTAGCGTTCGATGTAGCAATATTAGATGTAGGTAATGGTGTAACTTGAGAATTTATAGCATTAGGTATAAAAACTGCATATTCTTTTTTTGGTAAAATAGGACATATATCTATATTAGTAATTGCATCATCAATGTTTTTTAAGTTAGAAGGAAACACTATAGGTATCACTTCTTTTTCATCACCAGATTCATCTTTTCTATATATAATTTGTGATGTATTGCGTAAACTTTTAAACCATGTTGATGTTAAAACCTCATCATAATTTTCACCTTGATGTAATTTACTATTTACATCTTCACTATAAGGTTTCATTAAATATTGTATTTTATCATTGTCTTCACAACATTTATCTGGAAAAGGCATAAAAAAAGTTTGTCCTGGAATATTAGTTTGTACAATTGTAGTAACGCCTTTCATTGCTGTCTTTGGAGTAATATTTGTAATACCAAAATTATAATTTGTCAATAATGTCATTTGCTTTGTTTTTCCTCTTAATCCTTCAGTTGTTGACCTCTTACAACTATCGCCATCACAATGAATTACAACAAAAGAAGAAGATGTATCTTTTGAAGAAGAAGATGTATCTTTTGAAACTACTACACACAATAAAAAAAATCCATTGTTAATTATAGAATTTACTGGAATATCAATTGTTATTTTATATAATATTAATGATTTAGGTACTGTAACATTTGATGCATCAATTGTTATCTCTGGTGGAGCAGGAGTAGAAGAAGCAGGAGTAGAAGAAGCAGTAGAAACAGGAGCAGTAGAAGCAGGAGCAGTAGAAGCAGGAGTAGTAGAAGGAGCAGGTATGTAAATTAAATAATTATTACCATTAACATTTCCACTAAAAAATGTATTATCTTTTGCCTCACTAGGCAATGTAAATGTTATTTCATAATTTGTAATTGTTGCTGTGGGACCTGTTGTTGCTGTGGGACCTGTTGTTGCTGTGGGACCTGTTGTTGCTGTGGGACCTGTTTTAGATGACGATAATTTTTTATATGTACTTTCATCATTTACAATATCTAAATGTATTTGATTTGAACCTTCGGGTAATCGTAAAAACTCCCAATAACATTGAGATAACTTTGTTGAAATAGTATTACATAATTGTAATATATTAATATTTTCACTTTTAAATACTGCAATTGGTTTTGCACCATCTTTTATTTCCCATTGTGTTTTCTTTACATCATATTTAATTGTATAAGATTTAGGTGAGTCGTCCTGTTTATATTGTTCATTATCAAAATCAAATTCATACTTTCCTTGATAATCTTTATCAGTAACACCTGATGGATCAACTACATAAATTGTTTTTTGTCTATCATATTGTTCTTTAGATATTATAATTAAACTTTTTTCTTCAGTACTAACCTCATTACCATCATACAATTTCCATTTTTTTCCAGAAACATTTAAAATATCACTTAAACCAGTATAAAATTTTCTTGCAAAAACTGCTTCAGCGATTGGATTTCTATAAGATGCAATTTTATTTTTATCTTGAGTAATACTCCATGTATATGTATTAAAATCATAATCTATTTTAATATCAGAATTATCAACTTTACTATATGTTTTTCTTGCCTTGTTTGTTCTATCTTTTGGTGAAAAGATGTTGCTGGTATAATTTTTGTCATTTACAGTTCTTTCAGATAATTGATATAACCCATTTATTTGTGGAATTCCATATAAAATATAAATAAAACTTTCATTATATGGGTAAATTCTTATTTGGAGACCCTGTTTAGGAGTCAATATATCACGTTTATCACCAGCTACCCATCCTTGTATTGTATTTGACACTGCCGAACCAATTATGGTATCTACAGACGTATCTTCTGGGTTATTACACGTAAATCTACAAGTAAATTTTGCAATTGGTTTACTATTATTAGGATCATGACCATTACATAATTCAAATGTCCATAATGCTCTAGATGTTACAGCTAATCCTGTAAAATATTGATATTTTAACAAAACACCTTTTGAGACAGCTTTATTATAATTAATATAATATTTAATATTATTATAGTCATAAATTAAACAGTATATACCATTTATATAATTTAATTCATTATCTGGTGGTGTAATTATTTGTTCTTCAATTTGTCCTTCAATTTGTCCTTTAATGACACTTATTCTTTGCTCTTGTGCTGCAATTTTTGTGTTAATACTAATTATTATTTGGTTTTGTTCTGCAATGTTTTCTTGATATGTATTTATTATTTTTTCTTGTGCTGCAATTTCTTCATTTAATTCTTTATAAGTTAATCGTTTATTAAATAATCCCTGAGGTGGTTCTTTATTATTACTTATTATTTGGGTTTGTGTATCAATTTGTTTTCGAATTTTACTTATTATTTCCTGTTGTTCTGCAATATCTTTTCTAGTATCCTCTAGAATTTTGTCTTGTTTATTAATTTCTTTTGAAGCCTCATTTATTATATGGTCTTGTTCTGCAATATATTTTCTAGTATCCTCTAGAATTTTGTCTTGTGTTGCAATTTTTGTGTTAGATGGCCACGTGTGGCCTTCTAATGTTTTTTTTTCAGCGGTTGCCGCATCTCTTCTACCTTCTAATGTTTTTTTTTCAGCGGTTGCCGCATCTCTTCTACCTTCTAATGTTTGTTTTTCAGCGGTTGCCGCATCTCTTCTACCTTCTAATGTTTGTTTTTCATTTCTTGCTTTTTTAAGATTATTTTGTAATATTTTTTTATTACCTTGTTCTGGTGATTTAATTAAGAAACTTCTAACCCTTTTTTGTAATTTTGTTATTTCAATTGGTGCATTGTCATATTCCTTTTTTAATCTTTGGTTTTTATTTTTTGCTTTTTCACGTTGACCTTCTAATAGGTTTATCTGTTTTTTTGCATTGTCAAGTTCACCTTCTAGTCTTTTTTTTTCATCTGGTGCTTTTGTAAATGTATGTGTTGATTTATAGTCAGAAGTATACATAACAACACGATTTTTGTCTGATTCAGAAACTTCAAAGTGTTCTAGAATATCATCTGTTAACGATGCAGTTATTTTATCAAATTCACGGTCATTTGTTTCATTGTCAGGAAAAAACATCCAATAAAGAACTTCATTTTTTGATTTACCATCTTTAATTTTTTTTTTTACTTGGTTTATTAATGTACTATCTGGCATTATTTATTAATATATAATTAGATTATAAAACTGTGATTTATAAATAAAAATCAACAATGTTAGAATTGTCAAAATCATTATAAAAATTGTAAAAATCATACACATTCCAATGTAGATATAAGGTTTAAATTCATCCACAAGTAGAGAAATAACAGGTTCAAATGCTTCTTTCATTTTATATTTCACATCTTCTCTTTTTAAAATATCTAAACATTGTGAGAAAATATCCGTCATATACCATCCAATGAAAAATTTTGCGATTTGTTATTGTATTTCTTTTCCTTATTTCATGTAATGACACATATTATTTCTCCAACAGATGATTTTGATTTCTCTACAATTCATTTAGCATATCCTACTTCTATACAAGGAGGAGCATTTTTCACAAAAATATATTCATCTGGGAAACCGTTATATATTCAAACTCCTAAAAGTCTAACAAAACAAGGATTTATAAAAAATGGAAAAAAAATTCATACAGAATTAATGTTTGAATCAAATGAAGATGTGTTTATAAAATGGTTAGAAAATTTAGAGTCTAAATGTGTTGATTTATTATTTGAAAAAGGAGACCAATGGTTCCAAGAAAAGTTGGATAAAAATGATATTGAAAGTGCATTTAGTAGTCCAACAAAAATATACAAATCAGGAAAATATTATTTAGTAAGATGTAATGTGAAAACAAATACTTCAACTAATAATCCATCAATAAGGATATATAGTGAAGATGAAACTCCTTTAACAATGGATGACATTACTTTTGATAAAAAAATTATTTCTGTGATTGAGATTCAAGGTATTAAATTTACATCAAGAAGTTTTCAATTAGATATAGAAATAAAGCAAGTAATGCTCTTGGATAGTGATGTAATTTTTGAAAAATGTGTAATACAACAAAAAACAAATATTCATCAAATAAAAGCAGTAAAAGAAGAGGAATTAATAGTTAATTCAGATGATGAAGATGAAATACCTAAAAATAATATTTTAAATGAGAATGATTCAAAAAAAATAAATAATTTAGACGAATTACAAAAAAAGGAGATAGAAGAATCTTTAGACAAAGGAAGTTTAGAAGAAAATAATGTTTTAGAAGATATAGAAAATGATATGATTGAATTGACAGATATACATTTAGAAGATGATAATGATAGTATGATTTTAAAAAGACCAGAAGAATTATATTATAATATATATCGTCAAGCAAGAAAAAAAGCAAGAATATTAAAGCATCATGCTCTTTTAGCATTTTTAGAAGCAAAGAATATTAAGAAAACATATAAATTAGAAGATTTAGAAGATGAAGATAGTGTAATTAGTGATTTGGATTTTAAAAGTATAGAAGAAACCTTGAATTATAATATGGATATTTAAATGGTATATCTCAAAAATATTTTATTCTAATTTTATATAATGAGTTCTAGTTACTTGAAAAAACTTTGGAATGATACAGGAGTTGGTGCAATTATTATATTATTAATCATTGCTTTTGGAATAGGTTCATTTGGAAAATATATAAGTAATAAATCAAGCATGGGTTCAGAGTTCATGTCTCAAAACTCAAAAGGAAATGTATATAAGAATACTAAATCTAACTCTAATTCAACAGGTGTGAAACCATCAGAGCCGCTGGGGTTTAATGAAACCTATTCTTCAGTAAGTGGTATAGGAACTCCATCTATAGGTGTTCCGACATCGTGTAGTCAACCGAATATTCAAAATCCTGCTGATTTGTTACCAAAAGATACAAATTCAAAATGGGCACAATTAAATCCTTCAGGAAAAGGTGAATTAGCAAATATTAATTTATTAAGAGCAGGTTATCATATAGGTATTGATACGATTGGTGAATCATTAAGAAATGCGAACTTACAAATAAGGTCAGAACCACCGAATCCACAAATATATGTTGGACCATGGAATCAGAGTACAATCACACCTGATTTTATGAGACCACCTTTAGAAATTGGAAGTACTACTGCTACGTTATCTTCATAAATAGTAGTTGTGGTATGTTTTCATGTTAAAATAATAAAATAATATATCTATGAGAAGTAATATATTATTTTATATCATTGGTGGAATTGTATTATTTTATTGTTTAAGAATATATTATTTTTCTGAAAATTTTCAATTAAAATGTGTTATTTCATCAGTAGATGGAAAAAAGTATTGCGTAAGAGATCGTGTAATGTTGAAAGAAGCCGTAAATTTATTAGCAGAAGCAGTAGAGAGAATGAAAAGGTTGGTTAATTATGTATCAAAAGAATATCCAAATGATGAAGATGTAATTCGGTTGAAAAATAATTTCAATCCAAATAAAATATCAGAAACGTTACCTACGAGTGAATTAACTGCATATAGTGAAAATAAAGGAGAAAAAATGGCATTTTGTTTAAATAAAACAAAAAATACAGGAACATTAATAGATATAAATACATTAACCTTTGTTGGAATTCATGAATTGGCACATACGATGACAAAATCAATAGGACATAAACAAGAATTTTGGAAGAATTTTAAATTTCTCTTAGAAAATGCAGTTAAAATAGGAATATATAAACCAGTTGATTATAAAAAAGAAAATCAAAGTTATTGTGGAATGACGATAACAGACAATCCTTATTATGATATTTAGATAATAAATCTGTTGGTTTTCATAATAAAAATAAAATAATGTCAATAGATAATAACAATGATTTATAAAATATTTAAATTAAAAAATAATTCAGAAATAGATTCGGTAATTGTATTTTTTGGAAATATATATGATGATTCACAATATGATTTTAATGAAATATATAAAAAAAATAAAAAATCTCCAAAAATACAAGAATTCTTTAGTGAAATAGAATGGAATGTAATCACAGAAAAAGATATTCCAATATATTTTTCTGATTTACAAATTCATTTGGACGATACGATGTTGGATGTAAAATTAAAGATAGTAAAAGCATATAATGAATTAGATATTTCTTTTTCAGAAGAAGAAATATATTTATTTGGTGAAATAAAAAAAAAGTTATCTGCAATTCATATTTATGATACTTTAACATTAAATAGAAAAAAATTCATTACAAAATCTAAATTAAAACAATATTTAAGCAATATAATATTAAATGAAAATAGAGAACCCATTCGTTTTGATATACCAATAAAAGCAGAAAATGAATTTTATGATTATGATGATATTATAGGATTAAATGTAGACAATCAAAATTTTTATGTAAATACTTCATTGGGCGTGAATACAAGTATTTCAAATATGGATTATTTTTTTACAGTGAATCCTTTTTCTGAAAAGATATATGATGACTTAGAAGAAAAAAGAATTGTAAATCATTCTAATTCGGAATTATTATTAAATAGTGGTGAAATAACTGATAATAGAATATATTTATGTTGTGCAAATGATGTATTAGATGGGAATCCATATACTTCAAAAATATATTTTAATGAATTATACAAAAATAATATATTATTTGCAGAACAATTAAATAGTAGAGAAAGGGTAGAAAAATCATTAGAAATGTTTTCTATTTTTGAAAGTAAATATAAAAAAATAGATTTATTTTATGATATTGAAAAATATAAAAATGTAAAGAAAAAAGAATTATTAAATTTTAATTATGGAATTAAATCAATTAAATTAAGTATATTGCCAAAAAGTGTTGTAAAATTACCTTTAGAAGTGATTTTTAAAATAATTCATGCGACATTAAATAATCCATTTATAAAGTTTAATCCAGAAAAAAATAGAGAAAATATTTATAGAATTTATTGTAATAAACTGTCAAAAGATGGAAGAAAAATACCATTTGTTCCAATTGGTGAAAAAGATACAAATATAAAAGCAAATATAAATACATTAAAAAGTTCATTGGGAAAGAGACAATCAGTCTCTATATTTATAAATAATGAAGATAGTTTATTTAGTAGTTGTGAATTTTTTGAGAATGGAAATATTCAAATATATTGTGAATTTAAAACAATAACAAATATAGAATTTATTGAAAATTATATAAGGACAATTATTAATCCAGTGTTGGATGAAGCAAAAATATACATGGAACAAAATGGATATAATATTCAATTATTTAATCATCTATCAGATGAAAATATTGTAATTGATAGTATAAATTTTGAATGTAATTTTCTTATGAAAAAAACATTGCAAAATATAAATATTTCTTCAATAATAAATTATATTACTCCTATTTTTATTGTAGATAATCCTCAAGGAAGTACGATTCATATGAGATTTAAAAGAGTGAATAATTTTAATAATGTAACAAGTCAAGAAGCATTTATTTTGGATTTTTATAATTTTTATGAAGGAGATTTTCAATATGCAAAAGAAGAATTGATTCAGTTATTAATGTCTAATTATAATTTAACATTAGAACAAGCAATCCAATTGGAAATAAATTATACAAGAAAATTAGAAACTTTACAAAATCAAAAAATAATAAAAAGAGGAATACGAAAAAATATAAATCCTGGATTTAAAGTTCAAATGAGTTTATTTGATTTAAATAAAATTAATTTAAACATGGAAAATATAGACAATATTCTCTACTTGGATATAATTCCTATTTATATTGAAGGATTAATAAAATTATATTTACGTGTAGATATTCCAATAACAATTCCAAGAGATTTAAATATAGTTGATGAGATGGATACATCTTTTCAAGAATTAATAAAGGGACAAGAATTAATAAAGGGACAAGAATTAATAAAGGGACAAGAATTAATAAAAGGACAAGAATCCATTGACAAATCCATTGATAAATCTATTGATAAATCCATTGAAGAAGAAAATGAAGAAATGGAAGATTTTGATTTAGATGAAGATATTGAAGGAATGTTTGAAGGTGGTGAAACAAATAGTGATTCCCCAAGTCAAGATTTAAGTAGTTTATCTATAACTCCTAATTCATTACCAGTTGATTCAAATGAAGTATCTCCAGATAAAAGCGACTATTCACAAAATTTTAAACAATCTATTATAGAGAGAAATCCTGCAATTCCATTAGAAGATATTAATTATAGTGGACCATTAACACCTGATACTCCACCACCTGATTTAGTACCATATATAAGTGATACTGAAAATTTGGAAGAAGAATACAAGAACACACAATTCTCTTCTTTAAGTGGAAACGAATCTTTAAGTGGAAACGAATCTTTAAGTGGAAACGAATCTTTAAGTGGAAACGAATCTTTAAGTGGAAAAGAATCTTTAAGTGGAAAAGAATCTAAAGTTGAATTAAAAATAAAATCATTGCAAAACGAAACTGAAACTTTAATAACAAACATGGAAGAATTAATAGATATTCAAGAAGAAAAAAAAGAAGATCTTAAAAAAACAAACAACCCTTCTATAAATGTAGAAAAACAATTATCTCAAATAGATTATGATATTTTCTCTACAAAAGAAAAAATAAATGATTTACATACATTAAATGATAATCTTTCGTTGAAATTATTAGATCTTATCAATGATGTTGAGGATAAAAACGAAATAGTTTCAGTATTAGAAAAAGAAAAAGAAGAAGAAGAAAAAGAAGAAGAAGAAAAAGAAGAAGAAGAAGAAGATATACAAGAAATTATAAATTGGGAAGGAAAAAGTTTAACGCATCCTAATCCATTTCAAGAGAAAATGGAAAAGAATGATCCAATTATTTTTTCAAAAGATATTAAAAAAGGGTATAAAGCATATTCAAAATCGTGTCCTTCAAATCAAAAGAGACAGCCAGTATTAGTTACAAAAACGGAAATGAAAAAAATTTTAAAAGAAATTCCTGATTATTTGGAAAAGGGATTAAAAGATGGAACTATTTTGGAATATGGTTCTAATCCAGAAAAGACAAATTATTATATATGTCCTAGATATTGGTGTTTGAGAACGTGGTCGCCTATTATTACAGAAATGCAAAAGAAAGAATGTGGTGACCCAAGTAATCCAAATAATGTTATTGGTGAAAAAGATAGAGTTGTTCCAAAAGGAAAATTTATAGTTGAATTTAATAACAAAGGAAAATTATATCCATTTCCAGGATTTATTAATAATAAAGATAATAATGATGAATTATGTGTTCCGTGTTGTTTTTCAAAAATAGGAGATAAACATAAAAGTGTAAAGAAAATGTGTTTAGACAAGGTAAATAAATTGGTTACAGGAAAGAATGAAAGTGATATATTTGAGTTGGAAGAAGAAAAGCAAGAAAAAGAAGAAGATAAGAAATATAATTTAAATGGAATAAAAAATCCGACTTTTTTTCCTTTGTATAATGGTGAATATGGACATTTACCGGTTGTATTAAAAAAATTTTTACAGCATAAAGAAAGTGGATGTAATGAATATTACACAACAAATTTGAATAAGATTGAGATTAATAAAGAATGTATATTAAGAGTTGGAGTAGAGAAAAGTAATACACAATCTTTTGTTGCATGTATTGCAAAAAATTATAGTTATATCAATAAATTAGAAAAAGAATTATCTATTCAAGAATTCAAAGAAATAATAATAAATGATTTTTTAACAATTGATAATTTTATTACTTTTCAAAATGGTGATTTAACTACCTTATTTAAACCATCTAATATAAATGAAAATATTTCAATTGAAAAATACAAGACATCTAAAATATATTCTAAAATAAATGAAAAAAATATGAATTATTTTATTAATTTGGTAAATGGATTTGAAAATTTTCAAACTTATTTAAGAGATCCAGAAGTAGAGATTGATTACACTTATTTATGGGATATTATTTGTGATAATAATGGTTTATTTAAAGGAGCAAATTTAGTTATTTTAAAAGTTCCATTTGATGATACAACAAGTAATGTAGAGATAATTTGTCCAACAAATCATTATTCAAAAAGTTTATATAATCCAAATAAACCAACTATGATTATTTACACACAGAGTATAAAAGACAATATATATAATTATTACGAACCTATTTATACGATTAAAAACAATGAATCAAAAAATATAAAAATCACACCTTTTTTCTTTATAAGAAATCCATCTTTATCTCCAAGTATAAAAAGAATATTGACAAAGGTTATTTCTCCATTAATGTCAACACAATGTAAACCAATTAATAATATGAAAGAATACAAATTTAAACAAGCATTAATGTTGAATGAAATGATTATTTTATTAGTAAAACATGATTATCAAATTATCTGTCAAGTATTAAATTATATGAGTCAAGTAATTTTAATTCAAGTAAAAAAAACATTTACCAAATTGAAGACAACAAAAGAAATGATTGGTGTTATTCCTTGTTTTCCTTCTTCGGTAATACCTACATACGAGTATACTTTTATGGATAATGAATCAATATATCAATCATACGAAAATACAAAACTTTTTTTAAGAACAGTAAATAAAGAAATAAAAGAAATAAAATGTAATCCAATATTTAAAGTAGTTGAAGATGAAACAATTGTTGGTATTATAACAGATACAAATCAATTTGTTATGGTAAATCATGAAGTAAATTTTGTAGAAAATGATCTTGAGACAATTAGAGAGGGAAATTTATTATTAACAGAGACAAACATATTATTGAATAATACAAAGGATAAAGAAAGAGAGGATAGTGTTAAAATGATAAAATTAGAAACATTATTTTATAATGTATTTCGTAATACAATTCGTATATTATTAAATAAATATGAAAATTTAAAAGTGAGAGAACAAGTAGAGAAAATAACAAAAGACATGTTTATTATTTATAAAGATAAGTATAATGTAATAGTTCAAATATTAAAACAATTAGGAAAAGATAAAATAACATTTACAGAAATAGATCCAAGAGAATATGTAAAATTTTTAGATAATTACTCAACATGTGAAAATATGGATGAAAAATCATGTACAACTAATAATCCATTATGTTCATATACAAAAAATACATGTCAATTAATATTACCAACGAGTGGTGCAGTTACTGATAATAATGAAAAATTATTTTATGGAAAAATGGCAGACGAATTAATAAGATACAGTAGAATCAATTCTTATATATTTAAACCTAACGCATACTTATCATTTGGAACATTAAATTATAATTTAAGAGAAGATGAAATGATAATAACTGATTCAGGATTAAAAGATTATTTTCATAATTTAATTGCAGTTGAATCAAATAATTATGTAAAGTATAATACGTATGATACAGTTGTATCAAATATAGTAGAGAATGGTGATGTTATTAAATTATCCGAATATAAAGATCCGATTATTCAATGTCATGTAATAACAAATGGAAAAATAAATATTAGTTATTGGAAAGATTGTTTTATGCAAAATATAAATGTAAATAAATATCCAAACAGCATTTTATGTGGTTATGAAATAATCAAAAAAATTGTGAATAATAATGATTTATCAAATTATGATATCAAAATGATATTAGTTGGATTGTATGATAAATATTATTCAATCAATGAAAAAAAGATATTACATATTTTAGAAGAAGAAGGTAAAAAATACTTTTCAGATGAAATAAAGATTGGAAATATGAATATATATGAAGCAATATTTTCTGAACATTATTTTATAACATTATTTGATATTTGGTTATTAGTAGAGAAATATAAAATTCCAATCATTGTATTATCTCAAAAATTATTATTTAATAAAAAACATGTAGTTACCTTATATGGTGAAGAAAGTGATTTATTTGTTTTTTTAATTACATCGCCAAGTAGAAATGATCATGTAATAAATTTTCAAATATTATATCGTGATTCTAATGATATAAAATTACCATTGGATATTATTTCTTGTCCTAATAAAAAAAGTGAATTGTTATTTACAATTGAAAATAAACAATCTATTACCGAATATTTAGATGAGTATACACCTAGAAATAAAACTAAATATATTAAAAAAATCACAGAACATATTGAGTTGAGAGATGATAAAGAAGAAATAAAGGTATTAAAACCACCAAGAAAACCAAGAACAAAAAAGAATAAATTAGGAGATGATGTGATAATTATAAATGAAATGTAATTGAATTCATAATAATATATAATTGTTATGAATTATATTTTTTCTCTAGAACCCATCAGGCATATAATCGTCATCTGTATCTTCATCAAGATTATTTAAATTTTCATAATTATTATCTATTTTGATTTGACTAATACTACATTCTTGATTTGGATTATCAATATTATTCAAGTATTTATTCATAATATCTTGTTCAAAATCATCTTTTTTGTATTCAGTTCCAGTAAGTTTTTTCATTTCTTCCATATTCAACAAAACTTGAAATGAATTGGTTCCAAATATACCTTCTTGACCTACCATAAGATTTGCAGATATACCTCTCATAATATCCAATTCTCCATGTTTAGCTGCTTTTAAAAACATTTCTGGAGTTTCTTCAAAGGATGCTTTGGCAATAGGTCCAATATTATCATTATTAATTCCGTGTCTAAATATACTAATTAATTTGCTTGAATATGTCATTCTATCACATAATAATGCCATATGATGATAATTAATATAATTTCCATCAAATTCTAAAACTTCTGCTAGTTCATTATAAATAGTTTGTCGTGCAGCTTCAATACCAAGAACATTATATATTTCCATAATATCATTACTAAATGTTCTAACATTATCAATATAATCTAATGCCAATACATCAAGAAGATTTGTACCAATTGTATCAACAACCCAAATATCTTTTTTCTTAAAAGTTCCAGATTGTTCAACAACATTATCTTTTAATTTTCTTAAAATAACTTTATTAATTTTTTTAATACCACGAATAATGGTATTATTTAATAATTGTTCTTGGAAATTTTTTAATTTATATATTTGATCATATTGGTCTAATGGGTCAATGTTTGTTTTAAACTTGGATTGTGGTGATGTTATATTTGCCATTCTAATTCTAAATACCAAATTATCTGAATTATAATCTGAAAATATACAATAAATATCATTTCCATAACCATTTTTTAGTGTAAAGTTTATATCATCCATTGTAATATTTTTCTCCAACATTGTTTCGGCATTCAATTCCATTCTTAATAACCATTTAGAATATTCTTTACTTGCAGTTGAATTACCTGAACATTCATCAATCATTTCTTCAAATAAATGAAATTGTTTTAATAAATCATTATCATCAAATATAGAAGAAGTCCCAATATCATCCTTAGGTTCAAAACAAATTTCAATTGAATCAACAATATCAACCAACTTGGTATATTCTAATGAATACATGATTGTTTGTGCTTTTTGTCTGTCTTCTTCATCATCAGGTTTTAAATAAATAGTAAGTGATGGATTTTTAGGTTCAGATGAAAGAGATAATATTTCTTCAATTCTTGGAACACCTCTAGTAACATTAGATTTACTAGAAACACCCGCAAAATGAAATGTATTGAGTGTCAGTTGTGTAGTAGGTTCACCAATACTTTGAGCAGCAATAATTCCAACCATTTCACCTGGTGCAACAATTGCTTGTTTATATACTAAAGAGATTGTTTCTAATAAAATGGTTAGAGCATTTTTATTGAATCTTTTAATAAATAATAATTCTTTTGGTGACAAATAATAATAATATAATGTTTTGAAAAGGTCTGTTGGTTTTACATAATATATTTTTTCTAGATTCATTAAGGTTTCATTAATCATATTAAATGCATCAAGAAATGTTAAATCTATTAAAGAATTGGAATTAATAAACATTTGATTTTGTATATTTCCAATGATATAATTAAAGGCAACAGGACAATAAACATCACTATCATCTTTATATTTAAATATAGTTTTAATTATTTCATTTCTATTTTGAATCATCAAATCAGTGTAAAATTTGCATTTTTTATTTGTTTCAGTATATTCTTTTTTATATCTATTATATACATCTGTTTTCATTATTTTCTTTAATGATTTTATACTTGTTGTATCATTTGGAATATTAAAATGTGAATAAATATCTTGAATGCTCATTTTTACCAATGGAATAGATTGTTTCTCTACTTTAACAGTATCAATTCCATCTTCACCATAAGCAAATTGAACAATTTTATTCTTACTACTACGAATTGTCATATCATAAGAAACCATTAAATCTTCCAATCCTTTAATAAGTCTTCTTTGAATATATCCAGTGGTGGATGTTTTGACAGCAGTATCAATTAAACCAACACGACCACCCATAGCATGAAAGAATAATTCATGAGGTGATAAACCATTAATATATGAACTCTCTACAAACCCACGAGCAACTGGACTATCGTCAAATTTAGTGAAATGAGGTAATGTTCTTCTGTCAAAACCATAAGGGATACGCTTACCATCTACATTTTGTTGTCCCAAACAAGAAATCATTTGTGATATATTCAAATCACTACCTTTTGATCCTGCATTTACCATAATAACAAATCTATTATTTTTATTCAAACTTTTTAATCCAATATTTCCTGCATCTTTAGCAGCAGTATTTAATATATTATTAACTTGTGTTTCAAATTCTTCTTCATTTGACTTGCCTGTTTTATTTTCAAAAATGCCAATTTGTATTTGATCAATTAAATTCTTTACTTCTACTTTTTTCTTAGTGATAACATCAATAATATTATGTTGTGTATCTGAATTAGAAATCAAATCATCAATTCCAACACTATATGAACTTGATTTCATATATTCAGTAATAATATTTTGTAAATCATCAATGAAATTAGAAGCAGCAAAGTTTCCAAAATCATTACAAACTCTTTGAATAATACTTTTTGAACCACCTCCCAATACTCCTTTTTCTAATTGTCCACGAATATAATCACCATTTTTTATTTCCAAAATATTATTAGATGTGTTTTTATTTTCATCTTTTTCTTTAAACAATTTAGTTGGATATTTCAAAGATAGAGGAGGAAGAATTTGAGATAATAAATGAAAATTACTAATTGAACCTTTTTGTAAAAGTTCTTCATGAAGTTTATGTTCATTAATTCTCGGAAACATTACAATTAAATTCATTGCTTCTCTTGCATTAAAATGAATACCTTCTCTAGTAAAACGATTACAACCCAACATTGAATCTTGATAAATACCAATAATAGGTGAATTATTTGCAGGACTAATAATTTGATAAGGAACTGCCGCCAAATTCCTCAATTCTGTTTCTGCCTCTACATCCTGAGGCATATGTAAATTCATTTCATCGCCATCAAACGATAACTCCGTAAGGTTTCCCAAACGGTCGGACTGTATCTTAAGCTCATTCAGGTTGATTAATCCGTCATTATGAACCAACATCCGTTCAGTCTCTGAGTGCCTTTCGTATCCTTATCATAACGGACTTAGAAAGTGACACTGCTGATTGCCCAATCTTTTACGTTATTACCATTGGGTTCGTCAATTAAACGAGTTCCTCACAAATGTTTCCAGATGTGAGTGGTAGTAAAAGCTCTAAGGGGTTTCCAGCATCAAGATGTTTTGCAAATAAATTAATATATACTTGAGGCAAATCAAGTTTGTTATTAGTATTATAATTTAATAATTTTATAACATGTTCCAATACTTGTTTCTTAATAATTTTATTATTCTTAGACAAATTTTCTCTACTAGATAAAGGCATAGTATTTCTCCAATTAAAAGCAACTAGTTGTTCTTCTTGATTATTCAAATCAAACCTAGAAATGGGTATTACGTGGTCAATGTGCCATGTATTTCCATAATTATCCAAGTTATAATTTGGGTTGTAATTAAATATATAATTTGAATATTCTAATGTAGTACAACCTAAATAATCAATAGAATGTTTTGTCTTATTATGGTTTTTCAAACAATTATATATTCGTGTTCTAATGTATCGTTTAAATTTTTCATTTGGATCATCTCGTTCACAATCTCTACATTTTAAACGATTATGACGAAATCTATCTTTATGTTTAATAACATTACAATATCTACAAACTTTATTGTCAATACCAATAATAAGTTGTTGTTCTTTTATTTGAATTACTCTTAATACAACTTTTTTGTGTTTGTATTCACTTCTTTCTTTAATTACTTTTTTTCTAAATGCCTCATCTGTTAGATATTTTTGTCTACGAAATAAATTATTACAATCTTTACAAATATTACGTTCTTTAATAAAATATTCTATACTTTTATTTTCGGAACATTTGGAACATGTTTTAGTCGTCATTGGAGATAATTTAATTTATAAATTATATATAATTTTATAATCAATTTTATATTATGATTTGCCTCAAGTATATATTAATTTATTTACTAGGAGGTAGCACGCTTTTCACGCCTCCTGTTGCGGACATTGATGGCTTAACAACCTATTCCATTTGGAAATAGGTTGTTGGGAATCTATCCGCATTGTATGGTTTTGTGTCTGCAACATTCATACGAAATGTGTCGCCTTGCTTCATAATTCGTGCAATATGAGCCATCATAGACATTCTATGAAGAGTAGGTTGACGATTAAATAAGACAACGTCTCCATCCATCATGTGTCTATGAATAATGTCTCCTTCTTCCAAGACGATTGAATTTCTGTCTAAATAACGAAGAGTAATGGAATCACCATTTTTCTTCTCTAGAATTTTTGCTCCAGGATAAACATCTGGACCATTTTTTACGAGTTTATTTAGAAATGCTTTATTTCTATTATTTACAATAACTGGTTTAGTCATATTTTTGGCTATTTTCATAGGAACACCCAATTCACGAATAGAAATATTAGGATCAGCAGTAATAACAGAACGTGCACTAAAATCAACTCTTTTTGCCATTAGATTTCCTCTCATTCTTCCACCTTTTCCACTCAATCTATCTTTGATTGATTTAAGAGGTCGTCCAGAACGTTGAGCAACAGCAGCAACACCAGGAAGTTTATTATCTACTTGAGTTGCAACATAATACTGTAAAAGGGTTGTCCAATCTTCAATAACAGTTTCTGCTGAATTGCTTTGTATTTTTTCTTGAAGAGAGTTATTTGTTTTAATAATACTAACCAAGATATGACTTAAATCATCTTCACTTCTTTGTGATGAATCATGTTTGACAGATGGTCTTACAGCAGGTGGTGGAACTGCCATTACTTGACAAATCATCCAGTCAGGTCTACTCCAAATTGGATTAAAACCCATAAAATTCACATCTTCATCTGATATACGTTTGAATATTTTAAGAATCATTTCTGCAGTGAGTTTTATTCCAATTGTTTCAGAATTAGAACTTTGTTTCCATTCTGCTAAAATAGTTGCCAATCCTTCTTTGGCAATTTTTTTAGGTTGTAGACATCCACATCCATCCTCATTATCTTCACCACAATAATGTTTTTTACTTGCTATATTGAATACATATTTCCAACGATGTTCTCCAATTAAATTAAGTGCTTGTTTATATTTTTCTTTATTAATCAATAATTTACTACACTTAAAACATACACATCTTAGAATTTTTATTATAGTATTTAAATACTGAATATAGAAAACAGGTCTTGCTAATTCAATATGACCGAAATAACCAGGCGTGTTCATATAGTCTAATCCATCAGTGGGACAAATAATACCAGGTTCTAATACTCCCATTCTTGGATCAAATAATCCTCCAATGACAGGTTTATTATTAATATATGTATCGCGTGAAGTTATTTCTGCAACAGAGCCATTTCTTATTTCTTCAGGAGAAAGAATACTGAACTGAATACCAATAATTTTACTTGGATTTTGTTTGTTCAAAGACATTCTCTCTTGTTATAGTGTAAAGATAATTTTTAGATTGTTTTGATTCAATTTTATAATTATGTAAATGTAAATATAAATAATTATATTTATATCTTTTATGCGTTATAAATATATATAATTTACACTACTATTTTAACTTGATATATTCTAATTTTCTACATCAAAATAGATTTAAAAATATATAATAATATAAATAAACATGTCTAAAAAAACAAATAAAAGAAATAATCCTCCAAACAATGATGATAGTTCTACAGATGATGAAGAAAAGTATGATAGTAGAGAATACACTAAATTCTTAAGTAAATTATTTCCATCAAAATATATGGAAGAAAAAGTGAAAAAAAATGAAGAAGAATTTAAAAAGAATAAAGTAGAAGATATGAAAAAGTTTAATATTATTTTTACGGTAAATGATAAAAATTATTCTGATAATGATTATGATGATGAATCATTTGATAGTGATGATGATGATTATGATACTGAAAATGAAGATGATGAAATAAGTGATTCTTCTGAAGAAGAAGAAGAAGATGATGACGAAGATGAAGAAGATGATAAAAAAGAAAAGAAGAAACAAGTATGTAGAGAAGAAAATAAAGTAATAGTAAAAGATATAATAAAAAAAGTAGAATTATTAGAAAAAAATGAAATCAATGATAAAGATATAACAGATAAACAAATTTTGAAGCAATTAAATAGTATTAAAAAGAAATATAATAATCCATTTATTGTAAAATGTATTCAAGAATGTAAAGAAGAAATAAAGAATCAAATTGCTAAAAAAGAAAGAAAATTAGAAAAAGAAAAAGAGAGAAATGAGAGAATTTTTAGAAAAATCATTAAAAATAAAAACATGTTAAATGATTATAATTATTTTGTTAAATTAGAAACAGAAGAACAAAAATGTATAATAAAAAAAATAAAAGAAATAAATAATATTACGAAAATAGATAAACCTTATAGACTTTCATTAATAGAGTCAACTATTCCAGCAATATTTAAAGTGACTGCAATAAAAAAGATGGCATTATTGAATAATATGGATCCAGGTTCAGGAGAATATTGTAAAATAAAGAATTGGGTAGATACATTTATGAGAATTCCATTTGGAAAAATAGATAAATTACCTATTTGTATAAATGATGGAATTGATAAATGTCATGAATTTATAGAAAATGCTCAAAATACATTAGATAAAGCAGTATATGGATTAAATGATGCAAAGATGCAAATTATGCAAATTCTAGGACAATTAATAATGAATCCTTCTTCAATTGGAACAGCAATTGCGATTCATGGACCACCAGGAAGTGGAAAAACATCTCTTGTTAAAGAAGGAATTAGTAAAATATTGAATCGTCCATTTGCATTTATTGCATTAGGAGGAGCAACTGATAGTAGTTTTTTAGAAGGTCATTCATATACTTATGAAGGTAGTACATGGGGAAAAATTGTTCAAATATTAATTGACAGTAAAAGTATGAATCCAGTTATTTATTTTGACGAATTAGATAAAATAAGTGAAACGCCAAAAGGAGAAGAAATAGCAAGTATATTAACACATTTAACAGATACATCACAAAATTCTCAATTTCATGATAAATATTTTTCAGAGATTGATTTTGATTTGAGTAAATGTATATTTATATTTAGTTATAATGATGAAAGTAAAGTAAATCCAATTTTAAAAGATAGAATGTATAGAATTAGTACAAAAGGATACGATATACATCAAAAAACAATTATATGTAATCAATATATTCTTCCTAATATTAGAAAACAGGTTGCTTTTGATGATGGAATGGTAATTTTACCAGATAATACTGTTAAACATATTATTGAAAATTATTGTATGAATGAACAAGGTGTAAGAAATTTAAAAAGATGTATGGAAATAATTCATACTAAATTAAATTTATTTAGATTAATGAAACCTGATAGTAATTTGTTTGGTAAAGATTTATCATTAAAAGTTACATTTCCATTTACAGTTTCAATAGATGTTATAGATAAATTAATAAAAAGAGATGAAAATACAAGTATTTATAAAAATATGTATATTTAAATATATTATAGAATTTAAATAATTAATATATTAATTATTTAAATGGAAACATTATGTGAAGAGGTAGTTAATAAAGAAATAAATGTTGATAATTGGTTAGATTTATATAATATATTGAATAAGAAAAAACATGAAATTATTAACAATGAAATATTATTTTCCCAAAATTATATAATTAATAAAAAGATAAATGAATTAATTAAAATGTTAGAAGATAAATTAAGAGAAAATTGTCTTCATGATTTAGAATATGATTATATTGAAATAAATATAGAACAATATGAAAAAATATGTTATTGTAAAAAATGTATGCTAACATTTTAATATTCACTATATGGAATATTATTTCCCCCACGATTAATTAAATATCTATATTGGGATTGAGTCATACATAGACATCCCATACTATTTGAATAGGTATTTGGACAACAATCTGGTCTAAAAGCACTATCATTAAATATCAATGGAATATCTGGTTTTTTTTTAAAATTAGAAAATCCTTCTTTCTTTCCTTTACTTGTTTTTTTATTTGTATAGGATTCAGTTGTTGAACCAGCAATTTGTGGAATTGTTTTTTTTTCTTCATCTTCTTTTAATGTATTTGCAACTCCTTCTACGAATCCTTCTACAAATCCTTCTAATAATTTATACGGAGAATGATTTGTACAAGATAATAACATAGGTGCACAAACCATAAGAATTAATATTATTATTAGTAATATTATTTCTACTCTAAAGTTTAATTTCAAAATCATTATACATAATTAATAGATAATAATTAAAAAAATATTATAAATATTTATCAAGACAAGAATTAAAATCGTTATATTTTAAATTATTTACATAAAAATAATTTGCATTAGTCAATAAGTTATATAATGTTCCTAAATCTTTATTATTTGATATATTTGATATATTTAATAAATTTCCATTAATTAAATCATCTGATTTGATATGAACGATTCCATAAACTTTTATAAAATTATGTAATATATCACCAACTTTTATTTGAGAAATAGGTTTAAATGATTCATTATGCATTTTTATTAATGTTGTTCCTGTAAATCCTTTATCATAATATTTATGTATATTATTCAAATTTTTATCATTAAAATTGTTTAATAAAATAGATGCCCTATTTTCATTCAATACATCATCCCAATCTGAAAATATAATATTATTTATAACAATTTTTTTATTACTCGTATTTAAACAATAAATATATTTTTCATGATAATTTTTAATTTTCTCTACATTTGGATGTTCTGACACAGATATCCATTGATTATTATATAAAACAGGATGAGAACCACTTACAATAACATCATTTAAATAATACATTGTTTCTCTAGATGCATCTAAAATAAAATGACATTGAATGATTGTTCCATCTTCTAATATATCGCCCACTTTTAATTGAGAAATAGTAATTTCTTTTCCGTTAGATAATTTAAATATAGTATTTTTATCAAAACAAGTTTTCAAACTAGGAATGCTTGAATTTTTTCCAAATTGTGGTAAATTAGAAAATAAATAAATTATATATATTAATGGTATTGCTACTAATGCATAGATAATAATAAAAATTACTGCTGCAAAAGGATTTAATTGTAAAAAAAATATCAAAACCAAAGCAGTTATAACAATTAATACTATAATCATTGCTTCAATAAAAGTACCTATAAGAGAAAAACCAGTTAAAAATAAGGATTGGACAAAATAATATAATAAAACTACATAACCAAGACTTTTTGCCATTGTATCTTTTAAAGTAGTTAATACACGTTGAAGAGCAGAAGTTGTATTTATAATTCTTCCAAATACAGTATCAAATATATCAGATAAACAATTTCTTATATAATTAATCATACCTCTTATTGTATTTATAATTTCACTTATTACTGAAAATAATTCAGTTAATACAGAAGTAATATAATAAAAAGGATTTATTGATGCTCCTGCAAACATTTGTATAATATTTTGTATGCAGTATTGAAAATTATTACTAGTAAATTGAAAATTGGTTTGATTTTCTGGTTTATTTATAAATCCAGCAAAAGGTAATAACGTTGGTTTACAACGTTCTGTATCCCAATTATCTTTATAATAGTTTATTTTCTTCATCACATTTATAAATGCTATATATTGTATTAATCCAACAATTAATATGATATTTAAAAAAATAAAAGGAGCATAAACATTAGTATATGTTAAATTATCATATATTGAATTAATAAATTCAATTGATATTTTGCTCATATATATATTATATATTCAATTACAAATTCTTATACTAAACAATTATGATTTATAAAAACTTTATATAATTTTATTTTTTGATGTAAAATAAAGTTTATCTCTCTCTACATCATCTTCCCAATCATGAAAATAATATTTTCCTATTTTTATTTGTTGATTATTTGTAATCAAACAATATAATTCTTCATTATAAATATCTGTTTTTATTGCTTTAGGATGATTTTTAACTTCAATATATCCATTTGTAGTCTTAATTAAATGAGAACCTGAAACTATAATATCACTATTATCATTTGTATTGATTAGTTTATATAATTGGTTATTTTTGTTATTTTTTATTTTAAGAATAATAATGACTTCACTATTTCCATCTAAAACTTCCCCTAAAGAAATATCTGCTATTTTACATAATTGTCCATTTTTTTTCTTTAATGTTGTATTAGGATGAAAACAAAAAAGAGCATCTGTTGGTTTCTTTAAAAATGTTTCAACTGCTTTACCTCCTGAAGTAACAGTTTTTACCGAACCAATAATAATATAATAAACTGTCATTAATGTTCCCATCATTCGTGTAATTATATCTCTTAATTGAACGAAAATTTTAATAAATTGAACTATAATATTTACAACCATTCCATAAATTCCATCTGTAATAGTTGAAACAAATGTTCTAATATTATCTATAATGCCTCTAATAAAATCTATATTTATATTCAAGTCTATTGCAAAACCAGATAATCCACTTAGAAGATAACTTATTGGTTCTAACAAAGAACCCATAAAATTAGTTAAAATATTTTGAGTACAATAAGTAAAGTTCTCAGAAGTTGCTTCACCTTCTGTTTGGTCATCTTGTTTATTAAGATAACCAGCAATAGGAAGAACCATAGGACTACATCTATATTTAGGCCAATTTTTTTTAATATCATCTAGTAATCCAAAATATTGTGGAACATACAACATGGATGTATACCATAAAGTTACGAATAGAATTAGTAATATATTTGAAAACAACATATAATAAATATATATTGTTTTATTAACGTCTTAATTTATATTTTCTTTTTTTTGTTTTTATTGTTTTTCTTTTTTTTGTTTTTGTTTTTTTTCTCCCACCTTTTGATAAACCTTTATCTCCTTGTGAATTTACATCATTTGCTACAACTGCTGATAATAATTTATTTTGTGTAATTTCAGGTGAATATAATGTAGGGAAATTTTTGGTAGGATTATCAATTGTATTTACTTCTAATACACCTGCTCCACCTTTATAACCATATTTTTTCGTCTTTCTTTTTCTTTTTCGCTTACCACCAGCAGAATTTCTTTGTGCTGCTGCTTCAATGCTTGCATTTCCATTTGCAACTGCTTGATCATGTGGACTTCCATTTAATAAATTTGGAGATGGTGAATATCCTGTTATATTTAGAACCATATATTAGTTTAATAAAATAATTATTAATAATAATTATTCTATGAATAAAAATGAACGACTTCAATTAAACAAAATGATTAAAATAAATAATGTTGAAGATCAAACAGAACAAATAAGAAAATTAAAGCATAGTAGTATTCTAAAACAAGAAATAACAGAATTACTTATATTAAAAGAAAAATATAGAGAAAATTGTGATGAATTATTAAACGAATCTATTTTAAAATGTAATTTTCTCTACAATAATTATACTGATATTTATAATCGCATAAAAAAAGATGAAATAGATATTCGTTTGTTATTTCATTTTATACATGTATTATCTCAAATTGAAGAAGGATTAATTGACCAACACGATGGTTCTTATTTAATTGGTAAATTATTAAAAGAAATATATGTAGATAGTGCCTTAAAAAAAGCAGATAAATTAGACAAAGAAAATATAACAGAACAAATTATTTATGATAAACCAATTGAAATTCAATGGAAACAATGGAAACAAACCAAATCATAGAAAACTAAATGCTTTTTCTTTTTCTATCAATTGAAATGTTTCTGTATATCCACCAATAAATATATTATTCTTAAAAACAATTGGAAATGTTTTCCAATCTTGTCTTGTCATTTCTTTTATTTTTTTTAAAAATGGTTCTCTATCATATCCATCACATACAACTGTTTTAAATGTTTTATTTTGACTAATTAAATATTCTTTTAATTCAATACAATATTTGCATGTACTTTTTGTATATATAAAATATTCTGGATTATCAAATACTGCATAATTATCCATTATAATATATATTAAATATTATTTATATTCATTAGTAATGAACAAAAATTTACCATTTGTTTCTTATGGAAAAATGAAATTATCCAAAACATTAATTATAGTTGAATCACCATCTAAATGTAAAAAAATAGAGAAAATATTAGGTCCAGGTTATAAAGTCATTGCTTGTTGTGGTCATTTAAGAGAAATACAATCATTAGATGATATAAATAAAAATTATAATCCAAAATATACAATTATACAAAATAAAAAAAAAATTATAGAAAATATAAGAAAAGAAATAGATATAGCAACTGAAGTAATATTGGCAACAGATAATGATCGTGAAGGAGAAGGAATAGCTTGGCATATTTGTGTAATTTTTTCTTTACCTTTTTTCTCTACAAAAAGAATAAAATATAGTGAAATAACAGAAGATGGTATTTTAAACGCTATCAAAAATCCAAATGTAATTAATATAAATCATGTAAATTCACAAATTACTAGACAAATGATTGATTTAATTGTTGGTTTTAACATGACTCCATTATTATGGAAAAATATTAAACACGAACATAAAATAAAATTATCAGCTGGAAGATGTCAAACACCTGCATTAAAAATTATTTATGATAAATATAAAGAAAATTTAAATAAATGTTTAAAACAAGTTTTTAATACAACTGGATATTTTACTAATTTATTTATTTCATTTAATTTATCAAAACAGTTTGAAACAGAAGTAGAAGTAGAGAACTTTTTAGAATTAAGTAAAACATTTCATCATAAATGTTTGGGATTTGTAATATCTAAACACATTGAAGAATCACCTAAACCATTTACTACTTCAAAAATATTACAAGTATCTCCTTACTCACCAAAAGAAACAATGGATATTTTACAAACATTATATGAAGATGGATTGATTACTTATATTAGAACTGATTCTTATCATTATAGTAATGAATTTATTACATCAGTAGAGAAATATATAATGGACAATTATAATGAAAAATATATTAAAACTAATATATCAAACAATTCTTTAAAATCTGCACATGAACCAATTCGTCCAACAAATATTTATTTAAATAAAATATCATCTCAATATTCTTCCAAAGAAATAAAAATATACAATATTATTTGGGAAAATTCTCTACAAAGTTGTATGAGTGATTCCATTTATGATAGTATGGATATTTCGTTAAATGCACCAAATGATCTCATATATAAAAAAAATACAAAAAAAATAATATTTGATGGATGGGAAAAAGTAAAAGAAATAAAATTAAATAATAAAGAATATGATTATTTACTTCATTTAAAAAATAATATTATTATTCCTTTTAAAAAAATAAATTGCATTTCTTCTATTATTGGAAATGAAACATATTATACAGAAACATTATTGATTAAAAAAATAGAACAATTAGGATTTGGAAGACCTTCTACTTATTCTTCATTAATAGAGAAAATAAAAGAAAGAAAATATGTTTTATTAAAAGATATTGTATTTGAAGAAGATCAAATAATTTATGAATTAGAAGAAGAAAATATTAATAAAATAATAAATAAATTAAAAAAAGTAGAGAAAAATAAATTAATTATTCAACCTCTTGGAATAAAAGTAATTGAATATATTTATTCCAATTTCTCTACTTTATTTGATTATGAATATACATCTCAAATGGAAAATAAATTAGATGAAATATTAGAAGGAAATATTTCTATAAAAAATGTTTGTGATGAAGTATCACAACATTTTATAGAATCTTTAAAAAATAATGATGATTCTTTACCAAAAGAAAATAATATTATAAGAAGTATTAATAAAGAAACAAGTATTCGTAAAAGTAAATTTGGTGAATATATTTATTACAAAAAAGAAAAAATGAAGAAACCAACATTTATTAGTTTGGAACATTTTGAAGAAGATTATTTAACATGTTCTGAAGAAAGAATATTAGATTGGGTTAAAATAAAATTAAAATAAATTATTTTGGAATAAATGTATGATTATCATTTATTTCTCTACAATTCATACAATTGCAATCTAAATCTGTTTCTTTTTCTTCTCTTAGTATATTCAAACAAGGAATACATGTTCTAAGAAAATGTTCTTGATTTTCAGGTTGGACACAAAATTCAGTATTTACATCAGTAATTATTTTTCTACATCTTGTACATTTCCAAAATATAGGACATGGTTCACAGCTACTACATACATATACTAATTCATATCCACGCATCGTACTATTATAATAAATAATTCTTGTATAATTATTCCATTTTCCATCTTCACATTTTCCAAGTTGACAATTGCAACGAGAACAGATATTTTCCATTTTAATTCAATTCAATAAAAAATATAATATGAATATAATAGTTTCAATTTTATAATAATATAATTAAATTCTATTATTCAAATAATAATTATTTACGATTCCTTGACAAACCAAACAATGACATCTAGGAAAATTATTTGTTCTAATTATTTCTTTCTCTATACAATCTTTACAACAATTATATCCTTTTGTATTACAGAATTCATATTCTTTATCATATACAGTATCACAAGAAACACATGTCCAATTATTTTGATTTACACAATTTTGACATCCATATTTAACAGAAGCACATATTTGATGATTAATAATAGTATGATTTACTCCAGTTTCCACATAAAATACCCAATTTCCATTCCCCAACTTACCGACTTGTTGCATACAGATTTCACAATTTTTTGTAAATGCCATTATTCTTCTTTCTTTTTTGAAAGAGAATACTTGTATATTTTCATTTCAATTTTATTTTAAAATTGAAATGATTATAATGATAATAGTTATATCACAAAAATGGAAAATGAATTTATTTATTCTTTCGTTGATTCAAAAAGAGATTGCTCAATATATGATGGATAAACATGTAAGTAAAATATTATTGGAAGCAGTTCAAATGTTGTGTTCTGCAAAAAGAGTGTTGAATCCAGAAGATGAAATAAATGATAGAATATATAAATTAGCACATAAAAATCATCCAGTAACAATATGGTGTAGAAAATCTAAAGAAAATTTTATATGGACGCTTGATTTGATTGAAGAATTACATAATGAATGGAGATTTCGTTATGGTCATCCAGAAACAAAATATCACAAATCATATCTAGTTGCTCAAATATTAAGAGAAAATATACCTAGTGATGATTCTTTTGAGGAAAAAGGTTTAACACGATTTGCATTAGCAATGCCTGAACAATATAAAACAGATGATCCAGTTGAATCTTATAGAAATTATTACATGTCTGAAGAGAAACAAAGAATTGCAACTTGGAAAAAACGTAGAGAAAAACCAGAATGGTATGTATAATAATTATTTACCTATAATTGATAATATATTATTACTTATTTTTTCTCCACCTATAACAGAAGGTTCAATTCTAAAAGAAAAATCATTTGGGTTCTCCATAATTTTAGTTAGATTTAATACTTTACAATTATTTTTTCTTGAAAATTCGTGAATAAACAAATTCCATTTATCAATATAATTATAATATTTATGAAAATAACTATTTTTTGGATAATATAAATTTAACAAAATAACATTGCTTTTATTTATTTTTAATAATAATTTTTCAATCAAATTTGTATAATCCAACATGATATTATTTAATATTTCAATTGTTGGATTATTTATATAGACAATTTTATTTAAAATATCATTACCTCCAATAGATATAAATATGAACGAATTATTATTATTATAATCTGTATCTATTTGATTGATTTGATTGATACATTGAGAAATAGTTGTATTATCTTCTGCATAAAAAAATAAATTATTATTATTAATTTGTTTAGATAAATAATCTTCAATAGAAGGAGATGCATATAATTTATTTTGAAGTATGCTATCACCAATTAAAAATACATTTTTATTATTATCAAACTTTTCAATGAATGAATTTTTACAAAAAAGAATAAAAATAATTATTATTATTAATAAAATAATAAAATACATATATTATTATTTTATTATTTATATTTCAAAGTAGAGATGTAATAGCGTTATTATTTTATCTATTAATATATATGCCTGGTAATGATCCAACTTATAATGATAAAAACACGTCAAATTTACTATTAATTGCAATAGGAATTATTGCAGTTGGTATATTTTGTATATTTGTAGAATTTTCAAATAATAAAGCAGGGAATGGATTATTTATTAGTTGTATAATAGTTGTATGTGGTTTATCATTGTATTCAATTGTAATTTTAATGTCTACATATAAAATTGGAAAAACAGAGGATTCAACAGGTAATATTATTAAAACGTTATTAGTAATCAATAGTATAATAAATATTGCAGCATTAGTATATTTTATAGTTATTTTTTCTAAAAAAGCAGATGATATAATGAAATTAGAAATATTAAATTATATAAAACCGTATTTAAAAGGATTTATAAATACGATTATTATAATCATAATAGTAAATATATTTATATATCATTATTTACAAAGTGCAAGATCACAATTAAGTGATTACATACCATTAATTCTTGTTTTAGCATTTTTTGGATTGGCAGAGTGTATAATACAAATAGTTTTTTTAAATATAATTGACAAAGTATTGAATAACATAACAGATGGTTAATTAGGAGTTAAAAATTTATATGTTAATCCGTAATAATCGTTTGAACTCCATATACCTGAAATTTTAATAATAATTGTATTTGTATTTTGTGTTTTTATGGATTCTTCATTTAATAATTTACATACTTTAATTTCTCCATTTTGAAATTGTTCAATTAATTTATAATTTGGTATTTTATTTACATGATAATTATGAAAAGAAACTTGATTTATTAAATTATATTCTAATTCTTTTATAAATTGAACAATATGATTATTTTCTATAACAGAAAATACACATTTATATTTGTTATATTTATTAGGCAATAAATCAAATGATGATGTAGATAAATCAAATGAAATTGTTATTCCTTGAAGACTGAATAATTTGGATGAATAAATTAATCGTATAAAATTAGTGTCATTCAATGAGTTTTTTTGTTGTTCGTTAAAAAATACATTATCTAGAGAATATTTATTCATATTAATTGCTAACATCATTTATATACAATATATTAATATGTATTTTATATCCTTATCTTTTATTTAAAAAATGAATAATAATTAAAATATATTCAATGAAAAATCATGAAACATTGTTTGATGATTATTTAACTTCTAATAAAAATTTAAATATTCATCCAAAAAATGAATTAGTATTTAAGAAATTTCCAAACAATATTATTCATTTAAAAAATATAATTTTTTATGGACCACCTGGAATTGGAAAATATACACAATCATTAAAATGTATTAAAATGTATAGTTCTTGTGATTTAAAATATGAAAAAAAAATTAGTATTAATATTAACAAACAAATAAATATGAATAAATCTTATTATTTTATTAAAATAAGTGATGTTCATTATGAAATAGATATGTCTCTACTTGGTTGTAATTCCAAATTATTATGGTATGAAATTTATTGTCAAATCATTGATATTATTTCTGCAAAATCTGAAAAATATGGAATTATTTTATGTAAAAACTTTAATAAAATAAATTCTGATTTATTGGAAAATTTTTATAGTTATATACAAAAAAATAATAATTGTCCTATTCATATTAGTTTTATTTTAATTACAGAAGATATTAGTTTTATTCCTGATAATATTTTAAATTCATGTGAAATTATTCACATGTCAAGACCTACGAAAAATATGTATAATAAATTATTAAATACTAAAATTCCTTCCAATATTAAATTAGATACAATCACTAACATTAAAAGTTTATATATGGAATCCATTCATAAATATAATATTCCTCATAAAATTATTTGTGATAAAATTTTCGATTCAATTGTTAATGTAGAGACATTAAATAAGTTATTTTTTAGAGATATTATTTATGACATGTTTATTTATAATTTAAATGTGAATGAATGTATTTGGTATATTACAAGTAATTTGATTTTATCAAAGAAAATAAAAAAAGAATACATAAAAAAACTAATGAATAAAATATATTCATTTTTTGAATATTATAATAATAATTATAGACCCATTTATCATTTGGAATATTTATTTTATTACATCATTTCGTTGATTCACGGATATTAACATTTATTGTATCTTCTTGTCCTTTATTATCTTCTTGTCCCATTAGTTCTAGTTCTCTTAGTTGCATTCGTTTGAAATGTTTGTCTGTTTTCTTGTGTGTTGAATTATTCAAACGAACTTCACAACCACACGCACATGTATAGTATTCATTTCTTCTTTCTTTATTTTCGTTTGCTTTTTTTAATAATTTTTCTCTATTCTTTTGATAATAACTTTTATTGTATTCATTCAAGTTTTCAGTAAGTTTTATTTTAGGTGTTGATGGAATTGATGTAGGTGTAGTTACAGGGGTTGTTGTAATTAATTCTTTTTTTTCTAATAATTTTTCTTTAATTTTATCTTTATTAGCTTCTCTATATGCTTTTTGGTATGCAGATTTGAATTCTGGATCAGACCAATCATTTACCTTTTTCTTTTCAATGATAATTGTTTGGAAACTCATTTTTATACTTTGTTTGAAACTTTTTTATAGAGTAGATATGTTTCAATTTTTTAATACATAATTATATAATTTTTTTATAAAATTAATTTATAAAAAAATGAATAGGTTATTTTGAATCAACTATTAATAGTAAAGTGTATTAAAATAATTGCGGATATTATTATATTAATACTTAGATTTATGCTTATCAGTATATGCTGCCCAGAAGAAATATATTGCTATTAAAAAAAAGCATAATGATGTCCAATATTCTAATACCTTTATGCTATATGCTTTATTTATAAAAGAACCAAAATAAGCAGCTATAAAATAGGTTACAAATAAAATAATAGCTACAACAATGTCAACTTGTTTTCTTTTATAATATTCTATAACAGCCATTAAAGAAACAGGTGGTAATAACGATAATAATATAGTACCTACTGCTGTTTTATAATCAGGGATTATTCCTAATAATATAACACCTGGAAGCATTATAAAAGATCCTCCTAATCCAAATGCTCCACCTAATATACCTGATAATAATCCTAAAAATATTGTTAATAATATTCTAGTACTAATCATATATTATATTATATTATATTATTTGTGATAAGATGACTTTCGTCTTTTAGTGTGTTCTAACAGCGTGAGTACGAAAAAAAATCGTATTTAGAATACGATATGCTAATTCCACAATAAATATAATTATATAATTGTATAATTGTATAAATTATAACATTCACAAAAAGGATGTATTTATATTTGTAAATGATTCACGTAGAGAATTAAATATTTGTATATCATTATCCAAGCAATGATAATAATCTTCTAATAAATCATTTGAATGAGTATATTGATTTAATATTATAATGTGTCTTCCAAAAAACATTTAATTAGTATTCGTTCGTTATTAATACATATTTTATTGTATTCTTCACTATTTATAACATGTGGTTTTCTACATGTATGAGAAATTATACTATTATACTTTTCTGTTTTTGGAATAATATCAATAAAATTTAAAATTTTATTTTTATCGTTTTTTTTATATTCTTCAATATGATGATTATTTCTATCTTTATTTAAAATATCAATGATTGGAATTATATTTCCTAGACGATCTATATCTATTTCACTATCCCAACTAGAACTAAATGGAAATATATGTTCAACCCAAAAATTATTTTGTAAATATTCTCTTGGAATTTTACGATAATAATAAGTAGAAATGAGAATTTTTTCAAATAGTTTTCTATTTCTTCGTTTATCTAATTTATCGTTACCATTACTTCTAACTTCATAAGTTTTATTTTTTACATTTTCTTGTGTTAATTTAATTAAAACTTCTTCCATTATTTCTGGGGTGATTTTTTTGGAAATTAAACTAGGATCCTTTATAAAGGAGTTTGCTTGATTGTCTATAAAAGTACCTCCTGCTTCAAATGCTATACCATCAAATAATTGGTATTTTTTTCTTTCATCTTTATCATCTATATTACTAATAAAGAAATGATATAATATACATTTTTCAATAGATTTTAATATTTCTTTATTGTCTGTTTTATTCTTTATATATCCTATTATAGATGTTATTATTAAATACATGTTATTTTTTTCCAATGATTTTAATTTTTTATTTGCTGCATCAAAAATTGTATTTTTACCTTTGACTAAATTTTTAGTAAAAATTCTATTTTCTAATTCTTGTAAAATATTGATTACTTTTTTCATGTAACTAATAAATTCATTTACATTTTTTGTTGTAAATGTAACATCAAATGTTTCTTTATACAAGTTTTTATAAATTTTAAAAAACAATGACAATCTTTTATCATCTGTATTTTGTATTATACAACATTTATTGTTAGAATAATTTTGAAAACCTATCATAAAGTCAAATGCATTTATAGGTTCATCTTCTTTATAACCATGACAAATTAATTCTTCTTTATCTTTTTGTCCATTATAAAATTCTTTAATATAAGGTCTTATTTCAATTTCCAATACTTTATCTTCAATAATAAATTCATCAATATTAAATAATTTACTTGCCAATGCATCATTTTCTGTTAATCTTGAATCATATTGGTTTATTTTTCCAAATACACGTGCCAATTCCTCAGTAGAATATCCAATAAATAAATTCACATTTATAATTACATCATTATCAAATCTATCCTCATTATCTATTTTCATTTCATTAATTAGTTCTTCAAAATATGGTTCTGCTGTATCTCTTATATATTTTAAATGATTCTTATATAAATCTTTGTAATTTTTTGAAAAAAAAGGAAAATATTTAAATTTAATTAAATCATCATATTTTATTTCTTTTACTATATCAATAATTATATCAACAATTTTATCTGTAATTTTATTAAAAATATCAATAATATTTTTTTCTTTACGAATATGTTCTTTTAGTTTGTCTAATGGGTATGATTCATCATATTTAATTTGTTTTACAATATCAAATTCTTTATCAGAAATGACAGAAAGGTCAATCTTTGTTTTTTCTTGAATGTGTTCTTTTAATTTATCTAATGGTAGTGAATTATCATATTTTGTTTGTTTTATATTAACAATGATTTCAACAATTTTTTTAGAAATATCAATCATTATTTCTTTTTTAATTTGTTCTCTAAATTTATCTAATTTTTCAGGAAATAAAATAAAAGGTTGATTTATAAAACGAATAATTGCATTCAATCTATTATTTCCATCTATAACTGATAATTTATCATTCTCATGTCCAAAAGTAATTGCATGAACACTATTACGTGTTTCAAATAAAAATTCTATATATTTTCTGTCACTAGGTGTTTTTTCTTTTTTTTCTTTTTTTGGTAAAAGAACCCAGTATTGTTGTCGTTGATATTTTGGTTTATGAATTTCATTATTTAACACTTTTTGTATTAATATTTTTACAGTCCATTGTTCATTTTTAATCATTTTGGTCGTCATATTTACAATAATATATAAATATTACGGAAGACTTTAAATTCTTATATAGTTTTATTAGATATATTAATATAAATATCAAGTTCATTACGACATTCACAAAAAGGATGTATTTATATTTGTAAATGATTCACGTAGTGAATTAAATATTTGTATATCATTATCCAAGCAATGATAATAATCTTCTAATAAATCATTTTGTATTTTCTGTCTAGAATACATACTATGAAAATTAGGGTCTTCACTAATTTGTATTTCTAATGATATATTATTATTTTGAATAAGTATATTTATTGCTTCTACTCCTTCACTATATTTTTTATAAACATTTGACCGAATTTGTTCAAGAATACTTATATATTTAAGATAATAATTAATAAAATTTTTTATTTTATTAATTATATTATTGTGAAACTTACGATATTTATCACTAACATCATCACTTTTTGTCTCACTAAGTGTTTCTTTGAGACTATTTATTATTCCTATGATTGTTTTAAGAAAATGAATAGTAGTATCTTTTATTGTTTCGTTAAATTTAATTATATTAAACTCTATTCCATGTAGAGACATTATTTGGATATACTTGGGTGTATTCACATTAAAACTTGATAGTTGTTTTATAGATTCACTAACTGCATTATATAAACTTTCCAAATATGCAATATTTTCAGTTGCAAGTGTATTATTAGATTGTTCATTCACTATAATGTCAGTCATTGTTTCTTTGTTGTTGTTTCTATATATGATGTATAATGTTTCAATTTAATTTCTTATTAAATTATTTTATTAATATAAAATATTAATAAAACAACTCAATAATTTCTATTGTTTTTTCTGTTGGATAATCAATCCAATATTGAATTTGTTGTTTTAAAGTCTCTATTCGTTCTTCCCATTCTGTTTGTTTAGTTTTTGTAATTTGTAATACACCTAATTTATTTAATCTCCAACAAGATTTTATTGATATACCTTCTTGATTAGTATAACTATCTGGATTAAAACGAATAAATATAATTGGTCTATGTTGCAAGTCTTGAGATAATTCCATGAATCGTTTATGTTCACAACTACAATCATAATCAGTATGTTTATTTTCATCAACTTCGACAATAATAATATGTGTTCCCATATCCAATAATAAATCTGGTCTTCTTCTTGAACAACCATCTTGGACTTTTTTATCAGAAATCCAATCAAAATTAGTAAATGTTTGTGTAATTCTATCAACTACTTCTTTTTCTTTAGTTTTATAATTTAACATTGCCGGTTTATTTTGATTTTCTGGATTATTTACAAAACAAGCAACACAATAACCTTCATATTTGCGATTTCCAAACGTTTCACACCATTCACTTTTACATAAATGTGAACCGCCACACTCTTTACAATATGAATTATGTTTTCCGTGTTTACATATTTCAGAACCACCGCATTCTTTACATCTTGTTTTTCTTCTTCCGTGTTTACAAAATGCAGAACCACCACATTCTTTACAAAACGGGGTTTGTTTTCTGTGTTTACATATTCTAGAACCTCCACAATCTATACAAATACTTTTAGTTTTATTATGTATGCAGAATTGTGAACCATTGCATTCTCTACAAAACGGTTTTTGTTTTTCGTGTATACACATTTCAGAACCACCACATTCTTTACATCTTGTTTTTCTTTTTCCGTGTTCACACTTACTCATTTTTAATTATATATTTATAATTTTATATAATTAATTTTATTAGATTTTATATTTTATGCTAGTTTTTCATCTATTCGTTCAATATATGGATTTTGTTGTAAATTAATTTCTTTAATTTCGTTTAGTTGTTTTTGTATATCTTTTATTTGTTCTTCTAATTCGTAATTTCTGCTTGTATCAACAAAATTATTTAATTCATTAATTAATTGTTTATTTTTCCAATTTACTATCCAATCTTCAACTCGCAAAAGTTCCAACGAAAATACATAATTATGAATATTTTGTTTTAATTGTTCTAATTCATTAAACGCATATGGTTCATTATATTTTATTTTTAGTATCTCTATACATCTTCCTAATAAATTATATGGTTTATTAGCACCTAACAAATGATATTTTAGATTAGTTTGTAATTTATTTTTCAAACACAATAATTCAAGTTCACTATTTATTTGTGTATTATTCATAAATATTTTATTATTAAAATTCTAAATCATTAATCCTTCACAAAATATAAACATTAAAAATAAATAAATAAAATGGATGTTGAAGAAGCATGTAATATTTTCCAGATATATTCATTTAATAATATTGATGGATCTTTTTTAAAGAAAAAATATTATAAACTTTCTCTACTGCATCATCCAGATAAACACAACAATAGTAGAGAATCAAATGAAAGGTTCAAGAAGATTAATATGGCGTATGAATTATTAAAACAAGAAATAAACGAAGAAGAAGTAAATGAAGAAAAAGAAAATAATGTGAATTATGAATATTTTCTAAAAAAGATTCTCAAAAAATATGATTTTATTTATCATTTTATTTTGAATAATTATGAAAATATGACAATCCAACTTTTTGAAGGAATAAACAAAGAAACATCCATTAATTTATATCATTTTTTGTTGAATCATAAATCCATTCTTCATATTTCTAATGAATTAGTAGAGAAAGTAAAAGAAATTATTTTGGAAAAATACAAAGATGTAACTATTTATATTTTAAAACCAACATTAAATGAATTATTTGGCGAAAGAATATTTATATTAGAATTATTTAATAAAACATTTTTTGTTCCATTATGGCATAGTGAATTAGAATTTGATAAAGATGTTATTGTAAAATGTATTCCTGATTTACCAGAAAATATAATAATAGATGAAAATAACAATTTAATTGTGAATATAAAGACTCCATTTTCTTCTCTACTTGAAAAAAATTATATAAATGTAAATGTAAATAATTTATTTATTCCTATAAATGAATTATTTATTAAAAAAGAACAATATTATATTTTCAAAGAAAAAGGTATTTCCAAAATAGATGAAAACAACATGTATAATATTTCATCTAAAGCCGACGTGATTGTTTTCTTGACTTTTTTCTAGATTTTCTTGTTCTTTTACCACCAATATATTTCACTTTACGCATTTTATTAAAAGAAACTTTTTTTTTACTTGATGGTGTTCTTGTAGGCAGTGTGCTTATATAATATGGATCATCTTCTATATATATGCTCCCTCTTTTTTTTGTTGATAATTCATCTTCTAATTCTTTTTTTCGTTTCTTTACTTCAAATTTGTTTTGTATTTCTTCTTGTTTTTCTTTTTCTTTTATTTTTTGTTTGTTTGCATTATAAATTAATCGTTGCATAGGATTAATAATTTTTCTTTCAACAACTGGTATATATTCTCTTTCTATTTCTCTATCTCTTTCCCTTTCTATTTCTCTATCTCTTTCCCTTTCTATTTCTCTATCTCTTTCCCTTTCTTTTTCCATTTCTCTTTGTTCTATTTCTTGTTGATGCATTATTGCATTTAATCTATCTGTTATTTCTTCATTACTATCTTCTGATAGTAATAATGATTGTAAAAAACTATTTGATAAATTATTATTTGCTGATTTTAACCATCTTTTAAGATGTGGATTACCTTGAACAATAATATCTGAATAAAAAATATTTTGAATTAATATTTTCCGTTTTTCATCCATATATATATTCTTGGAAATTATTATGATTTTATTATAACTTCTCTATCGTGAATTTTATCCAAATCAATATATACATTTAACAAATGATTATTCATTATTTTTCCTACATAATAACTAAACGTAGAACCATTTAATTTCATTAAATTAAAATTTCCTATAAAAATATGATTACAACTTTTTGATACTAATAAATCTATAATTGCATTTTTTTCTCTATCTTCATAAAATTTATTAATAAATTTAAAAGAATAATGATTTCTTAGCAAAAATTGAATAACTCTATTATTATAAGAACTGGATAATATAATTATATTATCTTCTTTAGAAAAATATTTTATTATTAATTGAATATATTTATTCTCTAGAATATTTCTAAAATGAGATGGAATCATACGATTTATTTTAGACCAATGATTTATTGCATCTTCTTCAACTCTTAAATGTAATACATTTATTTTTTTACTTGTATCTAATGTTTTAATGACCATTTCTGATTTTTGTATAAATTCGTTGTTATATACAATATTTTTTAAAATATTCTCAAACATGTTATTATTATAATCGTTAATCCATTTATTTATATGAATATATTTTGAATTAAAATCAATAATTACTGGTTTATTTAAATGTTCATCATATATTTCTTCAATTTCATAATCATTTATTTTATATTTAACAAAAAGATGTTTTATAACATTTGGTAATGGATCACCTAATAAATTATTTAAAATACAATTATTTTTATTTATATATAATTTATTTGTAGTCAAATATTTTGTTTTAATAATATCAGTAATATCAATATTATTAGAATTGTTTCCATATTTAACAGATAATAAATCAAATTTTATATTATATTTATCAACAATAATTAAATCATAATTTTTTTTCAAAAAAATATTTATTTCATGAATATTGAAAATATATGATATGGGTGTATATTTATTTTTGGATATATCATTTAAGAATAAATCAATAACAACCACTTTTTCTTTTTGTTTGTAAGCATTAATAATTCCATTAATGAAAGTAAATATTTGATTAGTAAGACCAGATTGTTTTAAAGAAATTTTTAAATAATACATATACATGTATTATAATTTATTTTTAATATACCATACGCCTTGCAAATAGGAGTCAGACAAGTCATCTTTTTTGGAATGAGAATTAAAAAAATCTAACCATTTTGAATCTACAGAATCTTTTACTAATAGAATACTTTGTTTTTTTCTTTCTTTATAATCCATTGCTCCCATATTTTCGCCTAATTTTAATTTATTTGTAGAATTAACAAAATCAATCTCAATATCATTTTGAGAAACCATTATAAAATATTGAGAAATCATTCCTTGAATTGTTTTCATACGATTTGCAATTGGACTGATTTGATTCTCTATAATTACTTTATCAATCGTATAAGTAGAGAAAAGAATATCAAACTTGGTTTTCAAGTTTTTACCAATTGTTACTAAATCTAATTTGGAAGCGTTTACTTCTTCTATTGTTTCTAAACAATTCGTTTGTAAATATTCTTTGAGTAGAGAAATTAATTCATCTTTTTTATATTTTTTATTTTCTTCTAAAATAATATTAAATTGAGTAATTAATTTATTTAAATATTCCATTTTTTGCTTAGTAATAAATGGAATAGAACATTGTTTTGTTGGAATCATATAATTAGATTTCTTGGCGTGTTTTACACAAAAAAAATCTTGTCCTTTTCTCCATTTTGCAGGAAATTTACAATTTTCTTTTATAGGATTTGGATTTTTTTTTGTTGGTTTTTGTTCATTAAAACAATTACATTTTCGTTGAATTTCTGATTTTTGAGATAAATCAATTACTCCCCATTTCTCTATTTTAAAGGATTTATCTGACAAGGATTTATCTGACAAGGATTTATCAGACAAGGATTTATCCTCATTTAAAGAAAATAAACAATATGCCAAGTTTTTTATTCCAACATCAATGCTAATTAAATTCATGATTTTGTTTATATATTGAACTATTTAAATTAAAATATTATTTATGTAATCTTTTAATTATATTTCGTTTAGTTCTTTTTTTTGCTCCACCAATCTTAACACTAGACTTAAATTTAGGATGTTTAAATTTACTTAATATATTCATTTTACTTTTTTTAGTAACTGCTACTAATTCTTTTAAGTTAAGACTATCATATTTAGGTTTTCTTTTTAGTGTATGAATAATACGACCATCTTTATTTTTTTTTGTATGTAAAACTAATTGTTTTAATTTTTTAATTATATTTTTTTCTTTTTCACGTTGATTTAATTTATATATATATTTTGTTTTTTGTAATCCTAATGAACTAATGTTGGTAATATAATAATCATATGCAGTCATTAAATTAGATAATAAGTTATCAACATCACCACTAGTATATTTTACATGAAATATATCAACCGGACATGTTATAGATGATGATTTACATGCAAACACTAATCCAACAAAACCTGCATCTCTACAATGGGTTCCATCTTCATTTAATTTAATAACACTCATTCTTTCACCACTTATTTCGTCAATTTTAATTTTAAAAATATCTTGATCTTTCATTTTATTTAAAAGATCTAATAAATTTATATACGTAAGAAAAGTTTTTCTATTCCAATTATTTAATATAATAGCTTCAAAACTACTATCTATACTTATTATATTCATTGCATGACTAGTATGATGTTCTTGAAATCTCCTTAATAAAGGATTTGCTTCTATTAAATATGACAATGAAGTACCAATTGAACTATATGTTTTTTGTATTCCTGACATGATAAATAATATTTTAGAGATTTCATCATTAGTTATACCACTTTTTTTTAATATAGTATTAGTTTCATAATCATAGGTCTCAAAATCATAAAGTCTAGTTGAATCGTCCATCTCAAAATAAATTGGTATTGGAATTATATGACTTGGAAAATTCATTTCTAAATAATTAAAAAATTCACCCAAATGACTAATAATTCTTGGATCCAAATACTGTTTATAAATATCCATTATTATATTTGATGGACTTGTAACAAAATAATCTGTAAAAAATAAAGGGTTAAACATTATTTTCATTATTTCAAATTCAGAATCAAATTGTAGTAATGAGTCATCTCTTGCAACCCATTCTTTATTACGAAATATATTATGACCTTCTGTATGTTCTCCTTTTGCAACTAATAATATATATATTGATAAAATTAAACAAATAAATGTAAACCCAACTACATTATTATTTTCGTATTCTTCTAACAAACTATGTATTGTATCCATTTGAGAATTTGGAGAATTTATTTCTTTAGTTAATGAATTTATCCTCATTGATGGCGAACAACTTAAAATGCGTCTTATATTATTTTCTGATATTAATGGTTTTATTTTAATATCAGGATTTGTCCCTATAATTCCTGCTACTAAAGATGCAATGTGAATTGAATATTCATCAGGAATAATATTTGTTAAAGATATTATTGTTATTTTTTTACATATAATACTAATAAATGTTTTAATTGAAGAAAATGAAACACATGTTTGATAATCCCCTTGTGCTACATATACAAAATGATCTATGGTCGGATACTTTGATTTTTTTACTATGGACATATAATATTACAATATGTTTATATAACGAATTATCTAAAATTAAAATAATTAATCTCTTACATTGATAGAAGGAGACATCATTTTTGCCATTAGTTGTTGTCTAGTCAAATAGACATTTTTTAAATCACTAGTTGGATATCCATAACCAGGTGGATAATGATCATAATTAGAATAATAAACATGTGGAACATTATTTGCTGGATTTGAAGAAGTAGAGATATGTGTTGGTAATCCTAAACTTAAACATGCTTCTTGATTATTTAATTTCATTATTTGTAATCCATTATTGGTCATAAATCTTCTATAATCCCAATTGGTGTGTATATTCTCTACTCTCCTAATATTATCATTAACAACAGCTGAAGGTTGCCAAGAAGAATAAAGTCTTCCATCATTCATAATTGGTGGAAAATTAAAATGAATATTATTTGATCCTGAATAACAAGTTCCCCAACTCATATTATTATAATTTATAAAAATAAAATATAATAAATCTAATTATGTTGTTCCAACAATTGTAATATAGCAGGTTTCTTTAGTTTTGATGCATCTTCAACTAATCCTTTCTCTACTATAATGTTTCTTAACTTATTTAAAGGTAATTTTTTATAATCAACGTTTTGATCCGTATCTTCACCAAGTTCTTCTTCGTTTGTTAATGAAATAGTTAAATCATGGATTGAATCTAATGTTGTATCTTTTTCTTCAACAATATCCTGTTCCTTAATAATTTCCTGATCATTAATAATTTCCTGATCATTAATAATTTCTTCATCCTTAATAATTTCTTCATCCTTAATAATTTCTGTATCTTTGACAAATTCCGGATCCTTGATTAATGGACTTATTTGAATATATTTAATATCATCACAAGATTCAATTACTAAATTACTAGCAATTTCAATAGAATCGTGTTCATCCTCATCGTCGTCATCATCGTCTTCATCTTCATCTTCAGTATCAGTTTCCTCTTCTGTATCTTCATTTTCATCTTCATCATCTGATACATGAATCAACTCATTTTCTGTCAATTGAATTTCTTTTGGTTTATTAATTAATGTATTTGAAATAAATTCTTTTAGACGATTTAATTCATCTGCTAAAGAAGTAACTACGCCAACAATTGAACTAAACTGATGATTTTGGTTTGCCATTCTCTTTACTAGAAAAATATACACACCAGTGATTAATAATAATATAAATCCTAAAAAAGCAATATATGGAATTGTAAAAAAAGAACTCATAATCTAATAATTAAATAGTTTTTATATTTATAAAGGAAACGAATTATATAGTAGAATCAATTATTTCTTTTGGATAATTCATATCTCTTAATACTTTCATTCCACCATGAACATTAGATATTCCTTTTTCTAATTTATATGTATAATTAAATGTATTTTTATCATTTACATCTTCTTTTGTATCCATATGACAATTTTCAAATTTTGGATTATTTTCCAAATCTTTACAAATATCATAAAAATGTGTTGTCAACATACAGTGTACGCTCTTATATTTGATTAAATATTTCATAAATGCTTTTGCACTATTGACAGCTTCTTCTGGATTTGTTCCTGAATATAATTCGTCAAATACACAAAAATGTGTATCATTTTCATTATCATGAATAATATCAATTATATTTTTACATCTTCTTGCTTCTGCTTGAAATAAACTATCTCTACCTGAAGTATCTGGTATATTGAGATAACAATGTATATGTTTATATGGAACAATATATGCGTCTGTATAAAATCCACATCCAAATTGTTGACTAAAAATAATATTAATTAATGATGTTTTTAAAATAGTTGTTTTTCCTGAAGCATTGGGTCCAGTTATAATTAAATTTTTATCTAAATGGATATCATTTTTAATAGGGTCATCATTAATTAAAGGAAGATAATATGCATTTTTGAATAAAATTCTCTTCTTTTTATCTTTACCAATTTTACAGAATTTAATTTTATTCTCTTTGATATTTGAAGACAATCCTTCTAAACAATCAATATATCCATTCATTCCAAATGACCACATAAATGAATGTTTTAATTCATCATTTTTATATAAAAAATAAAAATTTTTCATTATTTTTCCTAATTGAGTAATTTTTTCTATAGAAAGTTGATAAGGTGTTATTTTATTTATTTCATTCTTAAAATCTAATAATACAGACAAATGTTTGATTGCTTCAAGATTAAATGGTTGATATGATTTTAGTGAATTAGAATATTGTAAAAAATTATTCAAGTTTTCATTTGAATGATCTATATAAGAAATTATTTTTGAAAAATAATCATGTATTTTTATCATATTTTTATGAAAACGAATACACATTACAAAATTTTGATAAATGGATAATATATAAAAAAATGTACTTGCTAATAAATATATTTTTTTCTCATTTGGAACTGTATTATAATTAGTAAATAATTGTCCGATTGCATTTGTTTTTGCATAATCTTTTAAAATATTTAAATATTTTGAAAAAGATAAATCGTATCCTTTAATAGTTATAATAAAAAAAGGAATAATTAAAATAAAAACAGGCATTAAAAATGAAATAATAGGTGATGCTAAATTATAAATACTCATCAACTGTAAAAATTCTTGAGAATTATTTAATGTTTCACAATACGACCATTCCCAATCTAAATAATAATATTTTTCTTTAAAATATTTATCATTTTTTATATCATCCCATAAATGAATAATATCATCATAAGATACATCCGTTTTATCATTACTTTTATATTTTTTCAACAAGTGTTGTGTATCTTTTAAATATTTTTGATTAGTAGTATAATATTTAGATAATTCATTTATCAATTTATTACCAAAAATTGTTTTTGGTTGGAATGCATAATTATATAATGGTGTTCCTGAAGGATCCATTGTTTCTTTTAATTCTAAATCAGTAATAATTGTTGAATTTAATTCAATGCTTTTTTTATCAAACGAAATAGGTAAATGAAAATATTCATTTATTTTCTCTATATTGGACATATTTTAACAAAGTATTATTATATTTTCTATTTGACGAGAACTACTTCTATTATTAATTTATTTTTTCATTTGTAGATTCAACTAATAGTCCATTTGCATAAATACCATAATTTCTTACAACATTATCATCATTATCTAATACTATTTGATAAATATTATAATAATTTTCTTCATTGTATTCTTTAAAATCTTTGTCAAAACATGCCAATAATTTATATTTATCATCTATTTTAAAATCAAACTTTATATTTTTCATCTCAATCAATTTTTTCATTTTTATCATTTCTATATTCGTCAAATTATTTTTTAATATAGAATGAGACCCTGTTAAATATAAATCATCTGTTAAATCATTATGTTCTGCTTTATTTATTTTATATAATTTATTAATTGTTCTATCAGGTGAATTTAATAATATTGATTTATTTATATATTTAATTTTTTTATATCCATGATTATACGTTTTTACATAAAATGTATTATTTAACTTTTCTATAGGTATATAAATTTCTCTAGAATTTATTAAACATAATATGTTTGTATTTTCTTTAAAACATTTTACTGATATCTCAATCATAAATTGAATACTTATTTTTGTAAAAGATACATTAGAAACATATAAAATATTTTTTCCTTGTAATAATGTTGCAAAATAAAAGATAAAAGTATTTGTATTTGTACTTGGTTTATATATATCTGACGTAATATTTCCCATTTGATTTACTAATATGTATGAATCATTAGAATCTGTAGTATAAGAATTATCTGTAAATGTAATACTCATAGTATTAGTTGCATAATCAGGATTAGCTACTATACTTATAAAAGGCATTGTATTTGTCCCAGTATTACCAGTTGTTCCAGTTGATCCTGTTGATCCTGTTGGTCCAGTTGGTCCTGTTGGTCCAGTTGGTCCTGTTGGTCCAGTTGGTCCTGTTGGTCCAGTTGGTCCGGTTGGTCCGGTTGGTCCTGTTGGTCCAGTTGGTCCGGTTGGTCCTGTTGGTCCTGGTGGTAATATATTTAATTCTGCTTTATATACACCAGCAGAATTATCATTCTCGAGACCAAGTGTATTTGTTAAAAATAAATAATTAAAATTTGAATCACAACAACAATGATTCCAATCATATGAAGTACTTAGATCTGAACTTATATAAAATCCTTGATAAGAATTACCATAATCATTACTTATATATATTCCACCATTACTAGTATTAATTGGTGACAATACAGCAGCAACATATTGTCCAGTTGAATCACAACATATAGAAGACCAAGCCCATAATAGTGTTAGGTCTGGATTAGGAGGTTGATATAATAATGTAAGAGTAGGATTATTATTATTATTCACAAATCTATATGTATATACATTTCCATTTGTATAATTATTTAAATCATTTCCTTTTGTACAAATATGTATATATTCACCATTATGACTTATACAAATAGAAGAATACCCTATATCACCATTTAATGTTTCACTTGCATATATAAATGAATAATTATTATTTTCATAATATCCAACTGCTAAATTAAATGTTTGTAATTGAATATCTATAGAAGTTAAAAATGAAAGTATTAATCCATTTGCAGAACAACATAATAAATAACTCCGAAGATCTACAATTTGTGAATTATAATATACTTGTGTCCATGTTGGATTATTATCTAAAAAATTATGTGTATAATATATACTACCACCAATATTAACAGTAATAATATTACCTGATGATGAACAACATAGACCAACATGTGGTATATTTATTGAATTTGGTACTCTATTCCAATCCTTTCCATATATATTCCCATCTACTTTTGTTGAATAACATAGTATAAGATTATTAAATCCAAATAAATAATCACCATTTGCAGTTGAACAAGATCTTCTCCATCTTTGCGTATTTAATGGTGTTGGAGTACTATTTTGATACCATTCTGTAGAAATATTTCCATAATTTGTATTATTCCATATTGTACCACTAGCGACAGTTGAAATATATTGTCCGTTAGAAGAACAACAAATAGAGCGAAAGTTGCGTGAAAATGGAAATGATATATTTAATGAAATTGTACTCATAATAATATCATTTGATAATATTTTCTAAATTAGAAGGTAATTCATTAATTTCGGTTATATAATGTTGTTCAATTTCTCTCATTTTAGTGACATCTCTTCTTGTAATAAAATTAATACCAACCCCTTTTCTTCCCCAACGACCAGATCGTCCAATACGATGAAGATATGTATGAATATCTTTTGGTAGATCAAAATTAATAACCACACTTACTTGTTGAATATCAATACCTCTAGCAGTAACATTAGATGAAATTAATACTCTATATTTTCCAATTTTGAAATCATTAAATGCTTTGTCTCTCTCTTCTTTTTCCATATTTCCATGTATACAACAAACAGGATATCCATCTGCGATCATTGCTTCATTGAGTTCAGCAACTCTTTTCAAACTATTTGCATAAATAATACATTGACTTACAGAAATATAAGAATATAAATCTTTTAATGTAGCATATTTTTGTTGGTCATTTTCAATTGCAATATAAAATTGTGAAATACCTTCTAATGTTAATTGTTCTGATTTTACTTGAACTCTAATAGGATTTTTCATAATTTTATTAATAATAACGTGTATGCTATCAGGTAATGTAGCACTAAATAGACATATTTGAACAGTTTTATTAAGATATTGAAAGATATTATATACTTGTTCTTTAAATCCGGATCCCAACATTTCATCAGCTTCATCTAGAATAATAATTTTTATATTTTTACATAATGTAGTATTTCTTCTCATAATATCATAAACTCTTCCTGGACATCCAGTAATGATATGAGGTGTATTTTCTTTCATCATATTAATATCTTCTTCAATAGAAGTTCCTCCAATTAATGTTTTTACTTTTAATAATGGCATCATACATCCAATACCATTAATTACATTAGCGGTTTGTTTAGTTAATTCTCTAGTTGGTGAAAGAATTAATACTTGAGTATGATTATTTTCAATTTGAATATTAGATAATGCTCCAATTGTAAAGGTTGCTGTTTTTCCAGTTCCTGATTGTGCTTGTGCGATTATATCTCTTCCCATAATAATGGGTTTAATTGCTTTTGTTTGTATTGGACTTACATTTTCAAATCCATAGGCATATATTCCTCTAAGTAGATTTAATGGTATATCTAATTCATCCCATTTTTCAAAAGTAAATTCTTCATTATCAGTCATAATGTTATACAACTATTTTATTTTTAAACACATTTAAAATGTATTATATAAATATAAACAAGATATAAATAAATTATATTATTTAAATCATATTATGAATTTATTATCAAAAAAATATACATTAACTGATATTAAAAATATATCTTTTATGGGATTTGAATGTATATTATCCAATGAGACATTATTATTAATAGAAGAATTAACAAATAAAGTTGGTTCTTCAAGTTATGTAAAAACTCCTATTTTTAATAAAAGAACAAATAAAAATATTCATTTTCCAAAAAAAAACGAAGGAAATTTTATAGAAAATAATCAAAAAAATAGTGAATACAAAAGAATAAAAGTAAATGAAATATTAAATGATGATGATTGGGATTTAATTTCTTCATTTGAAATAACGAAAATTAATAAAAAAGAAGGAATTGATAATGAAATAATTAATGTTCGTTCTCTACTAAATATGATTACTATAAGTAATTTGAATAGTAATTTGGATTCTATTATAATGATTTTAGATAAATTAAATATATATTCATTAGAAGAGAATTATAAAATATATAATTTAATAATAGAAATTACTTCTGGAAATAGTTTTTATTCAGATATATATGCAAAATTATATAGTAAATTGTCAGTAAAATATGATTTAATGAATAAAATATTATTTGAAAAAATAGATTTATACATGAATCATTTTGAAAAAAATATAGAATGTAGAGAAAATAATAATTATGATGATATTTGTAAAACAAATAAAGAAAATGATAAATGTGAAGCATTTTCTCTATTTTTAGTAAATTTAGAAAAATATAATGTTATTCAAAAAGAAGTAATTATTCAACAAATACATCTTTTATTAGAAAAATTATTTATTTATTTAAAAAATAATGATACAAAAATAATAGTTGATAAAATAATTGATAATTTATTTATTCTTTATAAAAAAGAATGGATATAT